CATATACAATTCCCATTGAAGGAAGTGGAACGGATTCAACAGGGATAGAAATACCAAAATCCTGTTCCATTACGTTTCTTGTGGGTATACCTTGCTGGCCCCCAGAAAAAACCTGGTTTCTATTTTCGCGTGTTTGCTCTTCAGACATTTATTAGACTCCTCAACATTAAAGCTTGAACCATAAATAAATATCCGCTATTTAAATTTTAAGTAAAATAAAAAAGGAAAGATGGCATAAAAAAACCCCCTTAAGAAAGGGGGTCTAATTTTTAGATAGCCCTAAAGAATATTAGTACTGTAGCACACAGTTATCAAATCGTAGTGTCAAGGAAATTTCCATTGGATCCTCAGCACCATAATCTAGATCACCATAAGCAGCGCTTGTGATAAAGCATCCCTTCATATCCCAAAGTTCTATGACTGTACCCACCGGATCCAGCAACTTGATTTGACAATCTCTTTTGTAAAAATCAGCATAGCCTGCACGACCTGACACTGACTCAAAATGAGTTCGTACCCACTCCATCACCTGTTGGGCACCAGAAGGAGCAATGGCATCATGTAATGTAACTGTCATCGTCTCAAACTTTGTCTTACCAGCTAAATATCGAGTTGAGTTCAGGAATGAAACTTCCTGCTCAGTCGTGGTGAAAGTTGGGCGAGCGGCGGTCTTTATCAAAAATGAGTCAATTCCTTCTATCGCAAATATCCATCTAAACTTGCGCTTTGGCTCAAATTTATTAGGTAGCATATCTATAACTGATAATGTCTCTGCCATTCTTTAATCTCCTAGAGTGTATCCTAAATTGTTTCCTTATTTAAATATGGCGCAAGAGATGAATTATCCCCAATTCGGCGCCACCTTTATATTAACTCTTCCCTAAGCCCCCTGCCCGGGTCCTGTAACTACGAAGTCTAGCGCAATAAACTCAACCGACTTTGTAGGTTGAAGGAATATCTTTCCACGGATTGTGTTATTTTCCACGTCCGCTTGTGTTGTAGTTGACGAATCAATTACCACACGGTACCTATCAACCCCCTGGTGGGATTGTGCATATGAAAGAATCGGATCAACTGCCGATGAGAATTTCGCCAATGTAGTAGCGCGGTTGGGCTCAAACAGTATTGTGTTCGCGACATTTCGCACCTTACGGCGGATATCTATAAGCAGTCGACGAACATTAATACGATCCAGTGCTGATTGTGCTTTATAAAGCGTCTTATTCCCCATCACCGCCAATCCATAAGACGGCATCGCTGTAATTGGGTTAATGTCAGCGGCGTAAATCTTGTCCATATTTGCAGGGAAGAACTTAACCTTCGATTCTTTTGCATTCTGAATCTTTGCACGATTAACACCTGCAGGTGCGAACCATGGCTGTCCTATACTATCATTATATCCTATTGCACCCAGCGCGCAAACCGTAGCAGGTGCTGTCATTGTCTCACCATCGCTATCCTGTATAATAACATCCGGATAGTATGCGGCAGCAAATGAACTATCTAAATTACGATCATTGAAGCGCCGTACGGTGTTAGTTATACTCTGGTCATTCGCCATTTCGGACCCCGTCACAAACTGGTCACTTGCATCTTTTAATTCGATATCCATCAAATAAAGTGCGTCGAAACGATCTTCCATTGCGTCCATGGCATAATTTGTGATAGATGGATGTCGAATCCCTGGAATTGCAAGTAGCTGTATGTCAACGTTTGCAGACTCTTCCAGAATATCAACAGCTTTTCGGTATGCTACCACCGTCGGGCCCTCTATACCCCCCTGGTTTGTATTATCAAATTCTCTACGAACGGCCGTGGTGGACATCTTATCTTTCTCTTTATCAAAGATATTGAGGCCATCAAAGCCTCCCTGAAGGAAGAAAGAGAAGTTCAAATATGAATTAATGTTTAAGGTTGTAAAGTCGTCTGGTGTTAAGAAACGACCTGCCTGTGTACGAGGTAGTTGGCCGGTTGCACCATCTTTATCTTTAGGATCTTTCGTATTACTATATACCATTTCACGTAAACGACTATCTCTACGGTAGAGCCAAGCAACTGCCTGGTTTATATCAGGACCGGCATCGCGTGCAGGATCACCAACACTAGCTGTAATTACCTGAATATTTTCCAGCGTAAAACTATTGTTGTTGAACTTATCACAGTCTAAAACCGTCCCTCCCCGTGAAGGTGTACCCGCGTTGTTCCCTACAGAAGCATTTTGAAAGGTTGTCTGGTAGTCAGGGTAATATTTAACCCAACTTTTAAAGCTTTTATTAAACTTGGCGGACTTGCTATCTGTTGGTTGCTTTACAGACGTCTTTTGCTCAAATTGTATGCCCCAGTATGGCCAGGATGTGGCCGTCGCAGCTGGAACTTTGGATGCCGCGCGGGCTGCAGGGGAGCTTCCGCGGATTGGGATCATTGACCCCAAACACTCACGCATAGGCATTGGAAGCTCTACTAGATCTCTAAATGCATCATCAACGCTTCCAGCTGATTGCCAAGCGGCAATTGTAGGTTGTCCGATGGTATCACTGGCTACCGTAAGTTTACTAGCGACAGCGGTGACGCTCTGAACAATATCAGACCCGGAAGTTACAAGGTGCGCATGGCCTCTAAAGCCGCATGGTACCGTCTTAACATCAACTGTGGGTGCACCTTCTTCCAACATGGGATTAAGCTCAAGTCGAATGTATTTTGACTTGTTAGGATATTTACCTTCGACCACTAAAACTTGATCGGTTGTCTCCTTGTCCCAGTCGTAAAAGCGGTTCATATCACCGACCATCCTACCAACAAAGTTGGCATCATCCGGATCAAGCGTACAAGCTTTGAATGTTTCGACCGCTGGGCCTGTAACTGCATTACTTCCATAATCTAGATCATCTATGTGTCTTACTTCTAGATCAAATGTTGAATACACGTTGGGATCTGTGTGTGCAGTAATATTGGAGACACTCATCTTGATACGATTAGGTAATAAGTCTGTCTGTGGATCCTCCCAAGTGCCAGCACCATCTGCTATCGCATGAACCCTAAAGAGGTTTAGTGGGTTAGCACCAAAGTTTTGTGAGATTACCCATGGGGATATTGCATGCTTATAACGATCTTCGAATCCCTCAAAGTTTGGAATTCCCGCCGAACCCACAACCATACCATCACCCTCACCATTAGTTGGTGCCAGTATTGTCGCTGTGCTTAGCGCCGATCCGCTGTTGTATGATAGTGAGGAGGTCAGCAGGAACGCAATCTTGTCACCGAACCCAATATAATTTGTGGGCTCAGGATAGGTATACCCACCTGGGGATGCATTAACACAATCCACCCTAGAGAATGCACCTGATACTACGGCAAGTTGAGGGTGGACATCCCAGTGAGAATAAAGAACATATCCATGCTCCTCTAGAGCAGAAATATCCTGGTTCATCTTGGCTGCAAAGTAAGATTCACCCTGCATGTCAAAAGATGCTGTCACATAGCGTGTATTACCGGTGTGCCCATTAATGAACATAACAAACCCGTCATCAGGTAAGTTAACATTCTTCGTGTCAGGTGCCGCCAGGGCGTTGGTGTTGCCCGCTTTCCTAACAAGACCAACAGGACCACCAACATTATTGTTGCTAGCAACTGTAGGTGTGGAAATAATATTTACCTGGCCCGGGCCCTTTGCACCTGATAGTGTAAGAGTAACACCACTCGCTGCCATAAGAATACCACGCAAGATCGGCTTACTTCCGGTCACATGAGCGGCGCCTGTGCCCCAGCCGGTGTTGCCGATGCTGGGTATAATTCCGGAGTCCGAAAATATGGATGATTCTCTCATCTCGGCCCCGGTGAGGCCATTGGAGCCTGAGCTCATAAAACAACCAAAGAGGTATGTTCTACCGGTAGAAGCATCCGCTACGCCTGTAGCAGAAGCCAGAGCATGAGGGTTGTTCCCTAACTGGCCGTCGGCCTGGACCAATTGTCCTCCGACAACAAAACCGGCATTGTTAACCCTTCCTGTATTATTACCTGTTGTCACACGGCGTTTGCCATCACCGGCGCCAAGAACACGTAGATATGTACCGGCAGAGCGATTTGCTAGCCATTGTCTCATGGCCATGGGGCCAAATGTTCGATCTGACTTCCCTGTTGCAATATCTCCAAACCGTTCTACGAACTGTGTAAAATTAGCTACCGTGACAGGCACGAATGCAGGCCCGGTTCGGGAGGGACCGACAACGGCTGCAGGAACTCCTGTGGGCGACTCTACGGGAGAGCCACCTGTGAGGTCAATTTCGGAGGCTTTTACACCCGGTGATCCAAACGTTACGTTAGACATTCTCTAAACTCCTATTTCTATCTTTTACATATGTATTCATTACTGGAAGGTAACCCCTGCTTGATCAATAATGAAGTCCATGGCAATAAACTCTACGCTTCGCGTCGGTACCACAATAATTCTACCATTGAGGCGGTGATTTAAACGATCCGACTCTGTGTTGTTAGTGTCATCCATTACCACGCGGAACCTCTCAATGCCTTGTGCGGCCTGAATGGATGCAAGTATTGGTGTGACATTTGATACAAATCTTGAACGTACAGCAGGCGTATTTTGTTCAAATAACAACCTTCTGGCCACATTAATTATCTGTCTCTTAAGCTCAAGTAACATTCTACGAACGTTAACCCTGTCTAGGGCCGACGGCGTGGCTTGTAGGTTTTTCTGTCCGAAGATAACAAACCCTGGATTATTATTTGATCCCGCCGTTGGTAAGGTTGCAATGGGGTTGATACGACCTTCGTAAAGTGTATCGCGATCCGATGCAGCCAATCTTAGCGTGGTGTTAGATACACTTGCTAGTGACCCTCTAGAAAAGCCTGCAGGAGCAAACCATGGGCTTTGCATTCTGTCATTTAATCCTAACGCGCCCAATACAGCAGTTGATGCCGGCTGGCGAACTATCCTTCCGGTCTGGGGGTCAGCTGCAAAGACATCCGGGAAATATGTAGCAACATAATTGTTGTCTATATTTTTCATTTCCAGCTCTAGGGTAGTTTGTTTTACCTGAGGTCTTTCGACTGAGTCTGCATATAGCCTACGACCATTTTCATCATACCCGGGAATATCCATTATATAGATGGCTAGCCCATACTCTCTGACCAGGTCACTTACAGTATCAGTAACAAGATCACTTCGTATACCCGGTACCGCCAGGATATTAATCATCGACTGGTACTTATTTGTCATTATACGAGATGCAAAGTTATATGCCGTTATATTCTGGTTTTTATTTCCGGTACCCGCAGGATTTGTTGTTCCATTTGTCTGCGTTCCCAGTCCAGTATCGCTATAGTCAGTAGCAGCTTTACCTCCGGAAAGGTCCGCGGAGGAAGCACGATCATTCATGAAAAATTGATCTTTATCCAGAATATTCAGGCCGTCGAAACCACCATAGAAAATATTCGTGAACTTTGCATATGAACTAAATCTATTCCACACCGCAGAAGATGTTGCAAACAGCGTAGCGAACGTTATTCTACTAAGGCCGGTTGCATTAGGATCAAGGATAGTCCCGTCCGTTGTACTTACCACCCCATTTCGAATGTACGCGGCTTCTTTCATCTCAGTTTTGAGTGCGCCTGTTAAGAATGATATATGCCCAGCAGTATCCAGTTGGGTCCTTAGAGCGACGCGTGACAATGAAAACTTGTTATTATTGAAGACGTCTGCGCCCGTACCCGTAACCAAGGTATCCATTTTTTTGATACCCACAAACTTCGTATAGGCATCCACAATTCGATTAAGCGTTGCCCCCGCGTTGGGTTGTAAGACTGTATTATTCAGCCCGGTTTCAACCTGCGAAGAAGATGCAACTAGTAAAGTATTTTGAACCCCCCAATAAAGGTTTTTATTGGCACGCTCATCAGCACCAGCCTGGCCAACCCATGTAGGATTGTCTTGAAGCGCGCCCTTTGTGCACTTAAACCTAAATGGTAGTGGAGGTACAATTCCAAATCGTAACCTGCGTGCGATTGACCTAGTTGTTGAAGCCCCATCATCTGGATCGGCGCTAGCGCCCATGGCGCCACTAGACCAGAGTCGTGGTAGTTTGTTCGCGGTCTCGGCTCCGTCTAGATTTGTTTGGCCAAGGGCAACACCATTATAACTCAACACAGAACCTGAAAGGTCTGTCAACGAGTTTGTGGTTTTTAAAGTTGGTACTCCCCGGAAACCAAATACACCAGCAGACTCTGGAACGTCACCATTCTTAAGTTGCTTACTTAACTGAACCCTTACATACGCGGACTTGACTGGCCACTGTCCTGTGACAATAATGTTTTTCTCATCCTCATACTCGGAGTCAAAATTAACCTTGTACTTGATGTCACCTATTCTTTTTCCGACATAATTTGAACTTCGCGGGTCTAAATTACACTCCGTAAAGGATTCTAAGATCACTCTTTTCTTATCCGTATCCGTAAATTTACGAATCTCCACATCAAATGAAGGATAAGGATATGAAGGATCAGCAGATTTCCTTAGATTACTAATTGATGCCTTAAACTTATCATTTGCATGAGCTCCGTCATCTAAAGCCTCGAGGTAAAATAGGTCCCACTCTGTTCCAGCGTAAGGTTGCGAAATAAACATTGTTGTGCGTGGTGACGTATACCTAGCATCAAACCTTCCATATGCCTGCAGAAACTCTGAAGGAGATATTTCACCACTAGTATTACTATGGGCCTTACTCCCCGAACAAAGTGCAACCGAACCGGTAATAGGGCTTAGCCTACAAATATTATGATCTACTGGCCAGTGTGCATAAAGAAGGTGAGATTCCTCCTGAAACTTGAGAGGATCAGTATTAAGAACATTTGAAAGGTAGTTGATGTTTGAAGGATCAAGGGACGCAGTTAGAACTCTTAAGCCGGTAAGGCCTGAAGGCGCTGTTCCAAAATTCTGTGTAGAACTAGAAATAACTAGTTTGAAACCCTTTCTTGTCCCTTCTCTATTGATAAAGCTTGAACCGGCCGTGGTGAAATCACCAAAGGGTGTTGCCTGATCGCCATAGGCCGCGTCGGTCCAGTTTCTTCCGCTGGTGGGGCCACCAACATTTGGCTGGGGATATCTAGACGTTCCGGCAAAGGCGCCGTTATCACCATCTAGAAGCTGTAGCCTGGTTCCCGTAGCTACCAAAATCATAGCTCTCGTTAGAACCAGACCGCTAGCGGATTTTTGAGAGTGAGCAGCTTCCTGCAAGTTTGCTAAAACGCTAACTGGAAAACTATCATTCTGAGTAAACATTGGAAACCCAATGCCCTCTTGTGAACCTGATATCTCATGAAGCGCGTTGATAAATGTAACGGCACCTACTGCGCCTCCTGGGACGGAGGAGTTAAATGCCGGAGCACCTGGAACGGAGCTGGCCTTGCCAGAAATCTCAGAACCGGATAACCTGAACCCAGCGTTCCTAACGGTTCCCTGTCGAGCTGTAGTAAGAAAATCTGCAGCCGAATTATTGGAACCAGCGCCTAAAACTCTCATGTAGGTGCACGCTTGTTGCGTCTTCAAGTACTCTGCCAGGGCATAAGGCCCCGCCATGTGTTGGTTTAAATCACCGAAAGTCTTAATAAAATCATCAAGACTGGCCACGGTGACTGGAATAAATGCGGGGCCCCGCTGGGCAACACCAATCACACCTGCGGGTGTGCCTTGCGGTGATGTTGTCGGAAGCCCTATATCAACTTCGCGGGGATAAAAACCCGGGGATTTAAATGTTTGCTCAGCCATTCACTAGTCTCCTTGGACTTAACTCTTTACTGAAATAAGTATAACGTCCATAACTTAAAATACCGACCCTTATCGCCGAATATTGTGTTTACATATCTAAATTTTCTAAAAACTCAAAATCAGTGTTAATTTTCCCAGTATTGGGATCCTTAAAAATTGTTTCTCCCTTGCGTGTAGATGCTCGTGCCTTCAACGGATCCTTGTACTTTTTACCGGTAAACGGATCAGTCAAAATTTTAGGAGAGGATACTAAACTTTTGCCGGCAACTGCACCTCCCACATTCACTGTCTTATGATTATTCACGGCGACGCCCTTTTTCAAGTTTGCATCGAAAGATGATGCTATGGCGTGACCACCACCTATTGCATCTGCAGGATAGTCACTATCCCACTCGTCTAAATCATCTAAAATATATTTTGATGGATCACCACTTGGTGGGCCATTTACTACCGTCTGCTGCAAGTCATTTTTATTTTCTATAATTTCAAATACAACGTCTGGAGAAGTAGTAAACGACCTGAATGGTACCGGGGCACCGGTAAAATCAGGATTGATAATATACCCTGGAACTTCTGCATTGAAACTATACCTAACAAGCCTCTCGTTGTCGGCAAAGTCATCAAAATTTGTAGCAGATGTTATATCGGCATTCACATAGGCGACAAACCAATATCCTTTATCACTCTCTATGCGAAATGTACGCTGATTATTATCCTGGTATGAACTCATTAATGCCATCATCATTTCATTCATCTGTTGTGTATACTGGGCCCAGAAAGTCACTTCATAAGTAACAGTAAAAAACTTCGTAGGCGGAATAGTGATAATTTCATAAATATTTCGCCCAATATTATTGCGTAGAAGCTGGCCCTGGCGGGCCCTTAAACCAACTACCGGTTGGCGGCGGCGGGTGCCCACGGTCCCAGGCTTTGTGCTATAGGACTGTATCGAACCTGATGCCGCTGTATACATTCCGGGATCACGAAGAACATGTGTGGGACTTGCAACATTATCCTGATTTTTTAGACCATCCTTGTTTAATATGCGTTGATAGTTCACATCATCTTTGCTCAAACGCTTCTTAATTACCATAGGTGCATTCTGTCCTGGCATTGAGCCCTTCGTAGAATCTTGGGTAACTGTCGTTCTCATCATTGATATTAAGGGAAGAATAAGCGCGCCACTATTGTCACGGAGCGGGCGCTTTCTACGGAGTATAGCAAATCTCTCACCAGTAGCAAAAATAACCGGGATCCTCCGGGTATCTTTTTGAAGCTTATAAAAGAATGGAATCTCCTCATTAAAAAGATTAAAAAATGCCCTATCGATATCTTCAATGGTACATGAGGGTAAACTAAAGTCATCAGGAACATTAGTTCCCTCTAGGCCGGTGGGAACAGATACGTCGTCTGATATTGTTTTTGTATACCTGGTTGACATTTCTTATCTCCTAGGAGTCCGAGTAGAATGCAGAATCGATCGTGCCTATCTCATTCTCGCTTCCGGTTCCGCCTTTCTCTGAAACTTCTGCAGGACCGCTTATTGGTTTAGTTAATACGTCTTTCTTTTGTAATGATCGAACATCACCTGTTGGGCCTTCTGCATTTTCGGCAAATCCACGTTGCTGGATAAACGTCTCTTGCACTGCGTCCTTCTCAGAATACTCTTCGCCTAATGGCCCTATAGGATTCTTATCAATCTGTCCAATCCTGGCCTGTTTGCCTATTATTTTTATTCCAGTTGTATGCTCAATTTGCCCATATATCTGGCTCTGTTCTAGGACAGACGTAATCTCAAAAAAAGTTGTTCCATAACTAAAATAATCACCCGCCTCTATTAATAATTCTTTATCTATCATGTCACGATACTGAATGTAAGCAGTTATAGAGTAATAATACTCCATACCAAACTCATTAGTTCGTACATCGGACTCTTCCCATTCAACGCTTGAATCAATTTCTGTTGGTGGATCAAAAACCTTGTCTATAGATTCTTCATAGATATCATGAATAGCAGACAGGTCTTCTCTGGCCTTATAGAAATAGATCTTTTGACCGATTACATCCTTTATCAGTTCTTTATTTGTGTCCGCGATAAAGTCAATTTCGCGTGGTGTTATAAACAGTCTTGCCACTACCTACCCCTTATCCCATAATAATTGCTTTACCATTTGGAACTGGAATATTTCTTAATATTCTCGTCATAGCCTCAGACTGATCCGCCTGCTTTGAAATGAGGTTTCCATACGTCATTCCTTCTAAAGTTTCTCTCAGGCTTGTCTTTAACGCTTCTTTTTCTTCCCGACCACCGGATACTAAATCATCACCATTTAGGGTTAGATCAGCATTGGGTATGGGGATTGTAGAAAACTTTGATCTTACAAGACCTAAAAGCTCCTTACAACATGCTAGTGTATATTGACGGATCCACTGTCGTCCTATGCTGTTTATCTTGTCAAATGCAAGATTGCCATATGGAATATTTGATAAATTACTTACCCCATATATGCTTGAATCTTTAAACGCCGGCCGAAAGGGATCGTTAGTAAATCCAACCCTTATCCATAGCTTTCTAGGATCATCATGTGTTGGTTTAGGGTATAACCTTATTTGGGTACCAAAAGTGCGAAATGAATAGTTCGAACGCCTCACACGATTAGATAGATCCAACTGGCCCGCCCTTAAGACATCTTCAAATACCGGCAGAACATAAAATACTGTCTCTGGTGTAAATGACTCAAAGCTAAATTCGTTGTTCAGGTAATTAATTGCCGATGTTGTATCAAAAAACCTATATGCGGCCTGGGGACTAAAATGGAAGACCTCCATTATCTTAAGTCGGCTTCTCCTGTTGGAGGGTTGTGAATTGAATATATTGTTTCCATCACCATCCACCAAGTCTTCATAGATATCATAGTCTTGGATATTTTTCTTTAGTGAAATAGAGCCAGAGATAGTATCATAAGATCCTCCTATGGAAGCCTCACTAGCATATGGCTCTGCCTGCCTGTTAAGGAACTCCATTGTTTCCCTAGGGAGCATACTTTCATATCCGTGTGGACCAATATTAAAGGAACCTGATACGGAACTACCCGTAGGAAACCCCATCAGATTCATCAAATTGGATTCCGCCTGGTACCTATTGATAACTGCCCCATATTCCATTAGGGACTCTTCAAAGCATGCCCAGATCTGTTTTTTCGTTAATTCAACCGATAAAATATCATCGCCCAGCTTTCTCTTTACATAGACGACCATAGAATCGGCCTCTGTCTGGAAAGCTGCGTCTGCGTTAAAAAAACCAAAAGGCGTCGGGTTTAGTGTGTTCGCAAAAGTCGGCACGAATATTCTCCCTAACTAGAATTCAAACAAAGCTCAGTGTTATAAATAGGCAAGTGATCTGTTGATTACTTGAACGAAATATATTTGTTGTATAAAAAACAGAAGGGGCCCCATGAGGGGCCCCTTCCTTAAACTTTAAAAAATATTATTAAATTCTATTGCGGGCCCGGACCACCAGTTGCAATTCGATGTGATCCAGTCAGGCTATAGCAAAAATACCTACGACCATCGCTTACAACCTTAAGGCAGTCGCCTTCACTGTTTCCTAACTGAATACGCTGGCCAGCAAGGACACCCCCCGGGGCGGATTGTGAGCCGGATGCCCAATAAAATAAGTCAAGGATCGCATCGCTGGTTGATCCAGAAATGACATTGCACCCTGACTTTCCTTTTTGGGCAACACCACCCCCCGACTTGCGGGAACCACCTGCTCTAAAATAAAACTCCTGACCGGTAGCTGATGCTACCGCTGGTAGTCTTGCCATGGCACCCGTGCCTGTGTTCTGACCACCATCACCTGTGCCTGATAGTATCGTAAACGCAGTGCATGATCCTGTCGTCCCACCATTGATTTGTGACGTCCTTAACTTTGGACTGTGTTCTAACTCAAAACCACGTCCTCGGGACTGAACGAGGCCTTTGTCATTCGTAATAGTAACCTTAGGCATGATCTCTCCTTGAAAATATTTTATGCGATTTTAAGCTATCGACAAAATGGGTTGTTTTTGATTTGCGCCTGATCATATATATCAGAATATGTATGAAAAAACTATGGCTTAAACATTTTTTTTAAATTCTATTAATTAAAGTCTATGGTACCAATGCTGAAGGCGAATGGGACGTCGATGTGGTGATATTATCATTATCTATTATCGACTCTAGGTGTGACCTGTGTTGCCTATCCAAAAGCCTTAAGCGCCCATACAAATATACCCATAGCAACCTGGATACCTGCAAACATCGTTATTGCTTTTGTCTTGAATGTCTTAAGGCTTGCTACTTCACTTAACAATTCTTTTAGTTGTGTGGGTGAACAAACATCATCGATTTTTTCTTTCCACACCTTAAGTTCATCCACCTTGTCTTCCCTGACTTGCATTTTCGCAATTTCTTGTTTGACATTCTGAAGTTCTGTCTTTAATCCGTCAATGCCGTCTGATAGCGTCTCTAGTTCTTTTAAGACTAGACGTGAATATTCATTCCAGCCGTTTTGATTAGTGTGTGGTACCATTTTATTACTCCGGGATCTCAAGTAATTGTTTTAACCGACTTACGCTGAGGGCTCTTTTAGAGATAGAATTTATATTCTTATAGTCGCCTCTTCTTTTCAAAGTCATACTATGAATGTCTTCAAGGCATGATAACATTATTGCATTCACAGTTACATCCCAAGCGATCCCTGAAACACCTATGATTTGTTTGGCTTCATTTGTCCTGGGTACTAGCTTTACATAGTGTACGCTATGATCTGTTTTTACAAAATAACTTACAACATCGCCCGCTAGTGCTTTTTCGTGATTTTCTAATGACTCATTTTTTACATTCGGACAATCAAATAAATCACAAAGATTTTTGGCACCTGGACTGATGAATCCATTTCCGCGTTGTGATACAACAACATGCTCTTTCGTTATTGACCACATAGTTACCGGAACGGGAAATGTATCAAAGAATTCTTCGAATAGCTTCATGTCTTTTTTGAGCTGCTGATCTCTATCACTCAACTCATTTACCAGCTCATGAAGCCTATTAAAGTTTTTCTTATTTTTCACCCTAGGGCTCCTGTGTTGAAAGATGTTGAAAGACAAAAATAAATATAAGACTAAGCATGCTTCAACCACAAAAAACGGATAAAGTATACTCAAATTTAACAAAAAAAAAGGGGATACCCATATGGGTATCCCCTTTCGAACTAACCTAATCTATATTAGATAATGTTCAAGTCGAGCACTGTAACAGTACCGTAGAAGTCGGAACGAACCATCTTCTTACCGTAGCGAGTCATGACACCCTTACGCGGGGTGAAGTCATCTGGCTGGAAGATAGTCGGCGTTACGATGAGAGGCACATACGGAGCGTAGACATAGCCTGTCTCCAGATAGCTACCACCCTTGTATCCAACAAGAACCTTATTCCGTGGGAAGTAAGGATCCTTGTAGACCGTAAAGCGATTGCTAAGTGTACCAATCTTCTCAGCGCCGAGTGACATCGGAGCACTTACCTGGCCTTCACCATCAAGGGTGTAGGACGGACGGTAAAGAACCGAAGCCTCAAGAATCGTTGCAATATCGGGTGAAACCACGACAAAGTTTGCCGAGCCACGCAATGTTAAGCGGTGAATCTCATTAGCGACATCAATGATTGTCTCAGTAAGGGTCTCATACCACTCGCGGACTGTACCGGTGAAGGCCGGTCCAGGAGCCAATGTATCAGACTTGCTGACCTCAGTACCTGTCTCACGATTGACAAACTTACCAGGGGCACGTGACCAGTAGCGACGTGTCTTAGCTTGTACCAGAAGATCATTAAGAACCTCACGGTCAATCTCTAGAGCAATCTGCTCTGAAAGGATTTGAGTAAGCTCAACCTCAGCATCTAAACTATGGTATGCATTCAAGTCCTGAGCAAGTTCTGGTGACCATCGTGCACGCAACTTACGTGTAACGGCGGTAACAGCAACAGACTCAATCTTGATATCAATCTCAGGAATAACCGGAGAAGGAGTAGCACCAAAATTAGACTCAAACGAAGGAATCGTAAGAGTTGAACCATCAGCATCCACATCGAGTGTAGAAGCAATTGGAGCACTTATGTTGAGCTGCTGAAGGCTGGTTACGAACGAGCTATCCTGTACAGTACCAGTAACAACTGCCATGAAACAAGCATTTGCAGTGGCCTTTGTAACCATAGGATCAGCAGTAAAGACGCCGGCCGTGAATGTACCAAGCTGGTTCAAACGACGGATATTGACGATATTCTGACCACCCTGCATTGTCTGTGGTACCACACCAACACCTGCAGAACTTGGTGAGTTCTGTGATGTTACACCTGGAACGACTGGGCCTGTATTAAGAGCCCACTCCTGAACCTGTGTAAGATCGTATTGAGCGAATGCCGAACTACCCAACGCAAAGAATACAGCCTGGAATCGACCATCGTTAGATTGATTTGGGTCACCTTCAATAAGTGTTGTAACCTGCGGGTCAAACTGAATAAGCTTGCCATCAGTACCGGTAGCAACAAGAAGGCCACCATCCTGAATTGTGGTACCGCCAACATTACCAACGGAACCAGAAGCAAGGATCTTCACCGGTGCAGTCTCAGCACCGACCACACCATTTAGTGCGGAGCCACTGTGTACCTTTGTGAAGCCCTGACCTACAAGATCATAAAGACCACCGGCACCCAATGAACCAGAACGAATTCCCTTACCTGCGGGGTTATTATAAATGGAAGAACCGGATGCATATACCTCAACCTTATCACTAATGGTTGTATCAGAAGTATATGACTCACGGGAACCATATGTGTAATCCAAGTAGAAAAGCAGGCCAGAAGGCAAGCTCATCGGCTGGATGGAAACGAGCTCGTTAGCAACGAGACCGCCAAAGACCCGACGAACGATCGGGAAAGCAATATTTGTGAAGCCCTGCAAGTCACCGGAGCGAGCACCTAAGCCCCCACCAGTACCTACTGAATTTGCTTCACGAAGAAGTTGTCCTGCTTGGTTCTCCAATAGACGTGACATGTTCTCACGATGAGTGCCGTCCATGCCTCTCAGGAGTCCCGTACGAGACCACTTCTCCACAAGCCGACGGTTTTGCGTACCCAAGTGACGGGAACGAATACCTTCAGTCAGCGATTCAAGTGAAAAAGATTTTGACATTTTATTCTCCTATAAAAAATAATTTTACTTTTTGTTGTCAATTCCTGCAAGGACTGCCCAGCGATCTGTCTCACCCGATTTCTTTGCCGAAGCGGCGGAGCGGGTTGATCTGGAAGATGAACCGAGTAGCTTGCGTCCCTCACGAAGAGTACCTCTCTTCTTTAGGGATGTTGTTAAGCTCTTATAGAGCAGTTTTGCCTCGCGGAGCGTCTTGGCATTATCTAAAGCCTCGACAATAGCTCTTTGCTGCTTGGATGATAAATTTCTATTTTGCATAAGCTTATTGACATAAAGAAGCTTAGCATTAAAGAGATTCATTTCAGTTAACTGATTTTTGAGTGCAACGACTGCTCTCTTATATTCCTTTAACTGGTTTCCTGTTTTACGTACGGCCTTTCGACCACGTCCTTTTCTTGTTCTTGCACGAGATTCAGCAATTCGCTGTGCACGTCGACGGCGGAGGTTGCGGCGACGGCGTGATTCGACTGTTACCTCGGTTTCCGATACGGGACCGAGCTCATCAGCCAAAGCGTTTAAAAGATCTTCTTCGCTGACATCAACAAGGACATCACCTAAATCTTCTCCACCGTGATCCAGGCTTGGATCAGCATCCTTTGCCTCTTCTTGCTCACGAAGGCGTCTCATATGACGAAGAGCACGACGTAAAGAAGCTTCATCTAACTCATAAACCTCTTCCTCAGTCTCCTCTTCAACATCTACAACCTCTTCATCTTCATCAGCAGCTAGCTCAATAGACACATCAAGGTCATCAACGTTAACCTCATCAGTATCTTCGACGCCTAAGACATCAAGATCATCGTCAGTAAGCATAAGATCAAGTTCACCCAGATCCATCTGCTCATCTTCAACGTCAATCTCTTCCTCTTCAACGTCCTCTGCACCAGCCATGCTGACAACAACATCAAGGTCGTCAACGCTAACCTCCTCAGTATCTTCGACACCGAGTGTTTCTAAATCCTCATCAGAAAGTACAACATCTAACTCATCAAGAGTTTCCTCTTGATCAGCTTGATCGGCTGCATCTAACTGCTCGAACAATCTATCAAATAGTGATTCTGCATGTCGCCTTGACATTTTTTTCATCTCCTTTATTACCTCATTAAATCTCGAGCGAACATTATTTTTATTTTGCGCTCTTTTTGTAAATATTACGTGATCTCGTAAACTGATTGCTTCTTTTAACAATTGTGTGTAATGTTTACGGGCAGACTCTCGTAGGGTCACATCATTTTTATTAATATTTGCCCACTCAAGAAGCCTATTAAACCTTTTAACTCTTATAGCCAAATCGTTTACACGATTATCAATTGCCCTCTCACCCAACAACGCTGGATTTTTTATAAACATTGCAAGAGCCCGGGCAGACTCCGTATTGAGACTCATCAAGTCATCTTCCTGATCCGTTGAATACATTAGATCATCATCTTCTGTACCAATATAAGAAGACTCATCATCAGTCTCATATTCATCCTCAGCCTGGGTTATATCACCGGACGAAAGAGCGATGGTTGCGTCACCTTGTACGTCAATATCAATAGTAGGACTATCAATATCTGAATCTTCAAGTGAATCCATTACGGAATCCATCCCTATGTCGTCATTCTCAGTATCTTCAATATCGTCTATAAGCTCTTGTTCAATCAACATTCGAATTCGAGGTGTTATAGATTCCAAAATTTTATTTTTCGCATTTTGCTCAGCAACTTTTCTTAATTGCCTTGCGTCTGCGATGGCTTCATCAAATAATGTTGTCATTATTAACTCCAAACATGCTACCTCTTAAATATACGGCTGTACTCATTTCTTTCCCTTAATTTTGTGCGCCACATTGGTCTTATGTCTCATTTTGGCAGCATGCTTTTTTCTTCTTCGCTTTGTACCCTTTGATTCATGAAATGATCTGTCTTTAACTTCTTTGACAATACCTTCCTCTTTGCACTTACGAGTAAATTTTCGTAACAATTGTTCAAAGGTACGTATTTTTCCCCCCATGTGTACACTAACGTTGGTCGGCTTAGACAAAATTACCTCTTTTTACCGGTAGATTCAATGCTTGCCAGCGAATCAATATAATCTTGTGTTGCCTGAACTTTTGCAATTGCAATCTCATCATCGTCTAAAATATCCTGTAATGTGTATGCTCCAATTTCATCATGTGTGGGAAATTCGGGATCGGGAGGGCGGTGGGCATAGCCCTGCAGGGTGCCCGTCTTCTTTGCTGGTCTTTCATCATATGCCGCCTGCTGTGTAAATCCCCCAGTAGAAACTCCTCTCTTTTTATATAATGAAGGAATGGGTGATATGCCGTTCATCGTTGCTATAACCTCACTAATTTTAAGGTTTCCAGCAACAAAGTAAAACGGGTCGGTACCATTAGCCGCTAAGTAGTCGGTGGGCATATAATCCATGTTCGCCTTTGTTACGACTGCCATGTCATCATCTAACAGGTCAACCTCATCATCTTCGTATATATCTGGTTCCACATAAGGATAAGACGATGCGGATATACGGGGATCATGAAACTTTGAAACCATTGTGCCGTACCCTAAGTCGGAACGAGCATCGGAAAAAAGAGGAGAATGAGAAGGTGTAGTCCCTTTTATATCTGTCTTCGCTTTTTGAAAGGGTGGCATCTAAAGTATTCCGACCTAAAGTATTGTGGTGTTGGCCACTGTATAAGAAGACTTACCCATAGCAAGAGACGGCATAGTGATACTGCTTTGTGCTTTTCCTGGGTTTGACGGGAAGCCCTGGATATTCCATGATCCAGGTGATGTTTCTACCAAAAGGTTATAGGGGCTGCCATATTGTGCATCTCGAATGGATTCAGCAGGTGATAAAACATTATCACCACCCATCACCTTTTCATATTGGGATATGAAATAGGCGGTCACCCCTGCGTTTTTTCCAAAAATATGTCGCGAGCCCCAGGCGGCGCCGGCGGGTACATCGTAACCGCTAGTTGTTCCTTCAGGTAATGCAGGGTTTGGAACAAAAGGGATGATGGGAGGCAGCGAAACGTTTTTCGCTTGTGAGATGCCCCCACCCAGGGCGGCGGCGGGATCTTTATCTTCGGCCCACACCCCAGGAGGTGTAAGAGCTGGATCACCATCAAAAACAATCAGTGACATATCTTTTTTATTAGTGCCAGCTATTCTAGGGGGTCCAAACCGGGGATTAAAATAAGGTAAACCCCAATAATCTGCTTTATAGTTGGGTGCCTCTGTGCCCAAGGGAGTTATTGCCGGAGCATTATTCATAACATGATTAACCCAATATACGGTTACATAATCATTATCCGGAGCATCTAATGCAACATCCAGACCGGTGCCGTCATTGATGAACCCGTTAGGGCCATAGGGAAATCCATGATAAAACAGTCGCTGTGTATTGGACGTTGTACCACGCGTTGACCAGGTGTCTACTGCGGCCGGAACGTTGATCTTTGTATAGTTGGACATAATCGTTAGATCCCCCTACAGGCTGGCGGTACGCTATGCAATAACATCAGTATAAGACTTACCCATAGTCAATACTTCACCCAATGTCTGGGCCCTTATGTCTTTCGTGGTTTTTCGCGGGCTGAGTGTGTTTTCACCTACAAATGGGGTCTTGTTTGGAGGGGGAGCATTATCACCTGACATAAAATCCGCAGGAGGTGCCGGTACTTTATTTGGATCCACACCATTTCCTTCACCAGGAGATACAGGATTAGGAACGTATGCGTTTGCCGGATCACCGGGCTTGGCGTATTTGAAGCCAGCAAGATCAAGCGACTTCATTTCCTCACCCTCATTACCCAGGAACTTTGTCCATACTGGCTTGTCAAACTGGAAACCATTCTCCACCTTACCAGATATAACCGCCTCGTATATCGCTACAGCCGCTGTGTCGGTGTAATTTTCTGCTCCATACATTGGACTGCCCGGAAAGCACGCAGTTAACAAGTTGGAATCAGAGGTAGAATAACCAGCAACTGTTCCTAGGCTTTGGTTTGTTTTGGTTGGCATGTCCACCATATTTTGTTTTTTTGACATCTTTAGTCTCCAAAATTTTGCATGTTAATCATGCATGTATTACTTAAGTCTCTTAATTACTCTAGCACGTAACTTTCTTTTAACTTCATTAACTCGCTTAAGGCTCTTGCGCAGGCGTGATTCCTTTATCTTAAGTGCCTTCATCCAATCCACATCTTGTTCAATGGTGCCTGCCATTTCATCAGCATCGACCTCATCAGTCTTTGCAGCAGCTTTTTCTACGCTCTCTTCACCAAGCTCTAATGATTCTAACATTTTTCTACGTTCTCTAAGAACCAGCTTCTTTAATAAAGCTGGAGTTAATTTTTTTACCTTCGCCATTGTGTATCTCCTTTTAAATGAGGCATATTAATATTTATTACGAAATTTTGTTTTTATCAGCAACAATGTCATCTAATTTTTTTTTCTGCAAATGCTAGGTCTGCCCAATTAGTGGCCGACTCACCAAAAAGATCCATGGGATCAGCAGAAGCAGCTGCGCGGGTGGCAGAATCTGCCATGCCCAATTGGGACCCTCCCCTCTCAGCGTCAATCTGTTCTTGCAACGTACCCATTGCCGTATCTGCAAAAATAGAAGCCATGACAGGATCTGCTGTTAATGTATTAACTGTCTGGTGCACACGCTCTTCATGCTTTTCCTGCTTGCTTCCAAATGTTATATGGTCCAGTGCAGGTCTCGAATTAATTATTGATTTTTTTTGTGTTTTCTTGCGAGGCTTTCCTCTTTTATTCGACTCATTCACTAAGTCAGAGCCGCCAGCTAATCCCTCCGCTAGAATCTCAACCAAACACTCTTTAACTATTCCCTTAAGTTTTTCTCTAGATAACCTTGCCATTATTTTTACTCGTCCCAATCCAGTATATCATTAAAAACCCTATCAACCCTATCGCTTTTGTTAAAGTATGTCTTTAACTGTTTGCTGGATAATTCTTTTCCTTCTGACATCATAAAAGCACCGGGGGTGGAGGGTTCGGAGACAAAGTCCCAGCATATTAACTGAAAATCATCTTGTACCACATCATAATCGCCATCCCTGCGTGTGCTTCCTACCCCCCTAGACGAGATACCCAGGGTTACCCCGGACTCTACTAAGCTTTGAAGAATTTTCCCACAAGGTGTATCAAGCAGCTCTACATTTCCATAACATACATCACCGTCCATCCATGCTTCTCTCACAATATGAGAAACATTTTTTAATTCAACAACTGAGGAGTCTGGGTGATCACATTCACCTAGTGCACGGTTCTCTCGAATAAACTTTTGATAATTTCTTACTTCTCTCTCTAAAATAGGCAGAGGATAAATACGTCCGTTTTGATTTAAGGTATCAGCTTTTTGTAACACCCCCTTAAGGATAACTTTTCCATTATTTGTATCTCGTGACTCTTTTATCATATCCTCGGAATATTCAAAGGGTCTCCAGTCTGAAAGTACTTTTAGTTTACTCATTAAACTACTCCTCTTCTAAAAGCGTTTGTTTTAGACGGCTTATCGTCAATAGTTTTGTAACCGTGGCATCGGTTATATTTTTAATATCAACTGCCAATATCTTTGACTTGACATCATTGACCTTTTCATTCAAAATCGAATTACTAGTTTTTCTCATGAACTGATCGATTTCTTGTAATGTGTCACTCTTAATACTGTTAAATACCTTTCCTAAAGAGCTATGTGAGCCCTCATTTAACGCATATTCTCTTATAATCCTGGTTTGCTCAGAGTTCAATGTACTGTAATATTTCTTATTAAATTTCTCTGTCATTAATCGTACGGTAAGTGTATCAATACGTCCAGAGATATCACGTTCCGTTGTATCGTTCATTGCGTGGTCAGGGACCACGGGACTTTCACTTAATAATCTTTTGCATACGCCATCTTCATACTCTGCAATCCTGCCAATGTCTTTGCTTCCTGCTCTCCAGTCGTTGAGCAACGTTTGGATAGTAGCATAGTCTCGATAGTTGGAAACTCTTCTATTATAAAAATTACTTTCGTTAATAAGATGATTAATTTCCTTGATCAACAATGACTTTTGCTTTCTAAGCTCTTGCTTGTCAAATTTGGTCGATGCCTTTTTTGATTCCATGATTATACGATTAGCAATAACAGGATTCTCTACACGAGTGCGGACCAGGGAATTAAACAATCTAAACTCTTTGTACAGTTCAGTGCCTGGCCGGAAGTGCCTGCGGATCAACGATAAGATAGTATTACCTCTCTTCACGTCAGATGCAACAATTGACTCAGACATTGCCTGAACCAATTGTTCAAAGATTATTCCTATATTTCTTTTTTTATTATGTGTCTTATTCATCGAGATCATTCTCCAAAACAATATCGAGTGACATTACTGTCTCCTCTTTCTCTTCCGATAACAAGCCGTCCTTTTTAATACTTATGGCATTCGACAAGTTATTTAAAATTGTTTGGACTTCATTTGTCATCTTTGTGTTGGTGTCTATTTTCTTATCCAAGAAATCATCCATAAATGCCTCACTATTTTCGCCTAAAGGGTTGTTAAAGAAATCTTTATCAAAAGGACGATTTAGCGTGTCCTGTGTTCGTGCACGCTTGCCCACTGCTGTCATTTTTGCAAAATCCGGCATATGAGTTTTTGAAGCACCAGCAGTAGTTGTGCGGCGCTTCTCTATTGGTTCATTGAAAACATTTCGAATTTGATTATGTGCCTTTTGAGGGGCATCATCATCGTTCATTGACATTGCGGGAATCTCATCTAGATCATCTAGATCCTCCAGCCCCTCACCTGAATCGCTTGTTCCGGGTAAGGCTGTCAACAGCTTTTCTTCATCCTTTATGTCGGCCGCAAATAGACCACCTTCCTCATCTCCACCGGCTTCATCTCCTCCGGTGTCACCAGCAGCGGGCTCAGCAGCTGCCGTTGCCTCAGTTGCTGCCGTTTCCAGCTCAGCGTCGCGGACCTTGTCTTCTTCCTTGCCTTTCTCAATCTCTTCTATATCATAGTTGGTAAGTCCCATTACATTCTTTCGAATCCATCGACGATCAACTAGACCTTCTGGGGCAGTACCTGCAATTTCAAACTTGGTACGTATTAACTCAAGCTTTTGTTGCTGTGCGATTGATGAAGGGTTAGATAGTTTAAGATCAAAATCGACCAAATCATCACCCTCATAGCCATGACAAAATAAATGAATCATAGCTAGTTTATTAAGCTCAGCAATCACGGTCTTTTGAATTCGTTGAATCGTTCTAGAAAAGCGAATATCCTCCTGTGCAAGAGTTGCCTTAGCACCGACCTCTTCATCATATCCCAGATATGCTCTAGGTATCTTTAGGGCCGCGAAGAGCTTTTTTTGGATATACTCTACATCTTCTATGGCAGCCGTATTCTGGCCACCTGCTAGAGTATCAATCCTGGTTCCAGACTCGCCGCCACGTACTGGTAAAAAATAATCTTCATCAACAGACAACGGGTTGTATCTTAAATCTACCTGGCCTGTTGATTTATCAATTACCTGGTTTCTTTTTAGTGATGTCTGTGCTTGCTCAAGGTATTCGCCCACGTTTTCCGGAGGAACATTTCCTACATCAATATAAAATACCCTACGCTCAGGCGCGCGGATTACGCGATAGACCAGCATCGCATCTTCTATTAAAATAAGCTGGCGCCAAATTCTCCTCGAAGACTCTAGTACTGACGATCCGTATGGTAGGAATGCATCATTACCTAAGAGCCTAAAGTGGGATATTTGCCAGTTTTCTAAGACTGTATTTCCCTGTGTGAGCCACCTAAATCGCACGGCAGACGGATTGTTAGGATCAAAGCCCTCTTCACGCTCTATCTCTGAAATTGCTATAGGAAATGCGTTGATGACTCCGTACTCCGGAGAAACATCATTGAACAGAAAGAAGTCACCATACTTGCATAAGTTTCTTATCCACATGCATAAATTAAACTCGATGTTTAAAGTATCATAAAAAAGTTCATCTAATATCTCCTGGACCATCCTATTCTCAGAATAAATGTGTAACATCCTACCCCGATCATCCGGGGATGCAGTCTCTTCCGCATATATGTCTAATGCAGACGCAATCTCCGGTGTGGCCTCCATTTCACTAAAGTCACTGTATCGTGACATTCTATCGAATGCACCGTATGCGCTTAACGTACTATTGTAAACGTCACTATGCGCCCTTCTAAATATTTCCAGGGCGGTGGATGCCATTGGTTCATTAAAGTTTCTAACTTTTCTTTTAACGATTGGGCCTGCCCTGAATAACTGGGTCAGTCTCTGAAATAGTGATTGTTTTCTAGCCATCTTTAACCTTTTCGTGCTCTTAATATCATTTTAATTAAATTCATAATTTTGAATTGTACTATATTTCCGCCGCATGTGTATTATATCCTTTTGATCGGAGGAATTTCGCCAGTGAGTGTGTTTGACCCTCTTTTGTTAACGGTATCGGTACCTTATAATATAATATCGTACGTGCGTGGTGGAAAAGCGCAGTGCGCGACTTTCGCGGGCTTATAGGACACGCCACGGGCATGCCCTCACCCTCTGCTATCACGGTCAAGTCAGGTAGAAACATAAATTCCTCAAAAAAATTATCGTCCCATGGTACACGGTCCATGCGGAGGAGATGGAACGGGCGTGGCCAATCAGGCCATTGCCTCTTAAACGTTGTCTTCCCGTTTTCAGTTTTTAACTCAACACAACATGCGGTTCCCCTAAATATAAATTTTTGATCATCAACAGCATCACGAAAGTATCCTGTGCCGTGTTGATAGTCAAAATACCGGCGATTCAAAGTATAAAATGATGTAGATATGCGGTGAATCTCCTTATGGTATAGCCCTATAGAAGCTGGTGACATTTCTGCCAGCGAATGAATGTTAATGACGATATCGATCGCCTTTGATTCTATCTTAGGGATATCATGGGCGCCTATAAACCAGACCCCGGGATTATCATCACCGGTGGCCAGTAATGTATCTTTGTCTATCGTGTCCAGATCCCTATTGTCCATATAGCTGTGTATCTTCTCACCAGGTAAGGTTTTAGGTAAGTAATTACTAGAAACAACTAAAGACTCAGGAAGATCACACGCCACATAACAGATCAGCGGATTGGCTTTCTTTAATATGTATCCCATTCTACCCCATCCCGAACCTAGGTCTAATACCGTAGTTCGCTCAGATAATATATGAGGAGCACATCCTATAATTGACAGCACACTCCACATTGATAAGACGTGATCCCATGTTAATAAAACACCCTTGTACTTAAAAGAATCGGTTGTTGGGTATGCATCAATTTGTGTTACAGTGTCAGCATGTGGTAGTGTACAACACAAGTCGTACAATGACATTACTGATTTTTTCCAAGCAGGTGTGTTAGGCTTATCCGTGAGTATACCTTCACGGAGGGACTGATATTGTTTAACCTTATAAATAGAGTCAACCAGGTTTTTGTAATAAATGTTATAAACATCGGAGCTTGAGGGTCGCATCGAATAATGTGAATTAATGTTCAACGAGGGGACATCAACAATTTGTTGTGGCGTCATATTTTCAATATAAGGTTTTATCTTTTCCGTAGGTGACCACTGATCGTTGCGAAAGGGTTCTCTTGCGTTTAGGGCATCGGCCTTCATAGTGGTATAGAGCTCCATGATGCTACTCTTACCTATCTCGTCACGCATGCGTCTCACCTCACCACACTATAAATGTATTTACAAGTATATTTCGCCAGCATGTTTTTTATACTGAAAACTTGGAGAAAGTTTAAACAAGAGTTATAGGGACCAGCCGGTATTACCATAATATAATTTAAAGCAGCCATGACATATCACCATAAACTGGATGAATTGAACCTGACGTTTCAGGTAAACTATTCATGACGATTGGTCGCCGGGGATCCATTCGCCTATGAACAAATGGACTGCGAGGTGATATATTGTCATTTTTGTTATTAACCCCAAACCCATCTAGCATAGCCTTATTAAGATCTGAGGTATTCTTACTATAGTAGACATTCGTGTCATATAACCACACACCTATCGCCAACGCCATAACTAGATCATCATTTTTACCTTTCATTGCCTGGGCCTTAGAACCCTTCCAAATAAATGTTTTCATCTCTTCGTAAAGGCGTGATGAATAAAGCTTAATCTGTTTGTTTCTAATTACCTCTTCCAATTTTGTCAATATCTGATTTCTGCTTTGGCCAGAAGTTGTAAACCCGATTTTGTGTAAATTAGAGTCTGAGGTGTACATGCTGGCAAACTTGTCCTTGGGGTTTTTGTAATAAAGGTTCGGATAGTTCAGTTCTGATAGTTTCATCACAACAGCGTAGCCGTACGTATTATTTTCCGGACATAATAATGCATTATTGTATCTTTTGGCCGCCTCATTTAATAGTATTGCAAATTGATCCGGGGGTACTTTTCCCTTATACTCTGCGACGACCTCCGACTCATTAACATCTATTACATGAAATGTTGAATAATCAGCAGCATCACCCCTTGCAACATCAGCCGATATTACATAGTCATGCTCAGTGAGTGAGTATTTCCACACCCACACACCCATGTCAGGACCCCATCGTTCTAGAGGTTGACGAACTGATGTCCTTATAAAATCTAAATCCTCTGCACCTAGATAGGTCTCTCCAGAAGCGGCAAAATCGCACAAGAGCTCTTGTGCGATTTGCTTTTGGCTCATATTCTTAGTTTCAGTCTCAAACCACTCGTCATCTCTCTCCGGATGTACGTCCCAAGGAAGCTTTATAGGATTAAACTCATTCTCGCCAGCTTCGGCTTTTACATATAGATCATAGTATTGGCCACCGACACCATTAGGGGTTGAAAGCACGATGGCGCGACCACCTGTTGACAGCGTAGGATAGAGGCCCATCCACAACTCATCAAAGTTTCTGACAAATGCGGCCTCATCGACGATTAGTAATGTTAGAGCTTCTGAACGACCTGCATCATCCGAAGTAGGAATAGCCTTGATTTGAGAACCATTGCTGAATTCTATACTTTGCTTATTATTTGAAACAATTTCAGGAAGAATAATCCACGGAGGCAAGTTCCTTAGAGCAACTTTCACTTTTTTAATAAAATTCATTGCAACGCTGAGCTTTGTTGCAATAACTAAGACATTTTTATCTTTATAAAAAATTGTTTGCCAGACGGCATATGCAGCGCTTAACGTTGATATCCCTAGCTGCCTGGACTTTAAGATAATATTAAAGCGATTCTCAACGAATTGTTCCACACATTCATCTTGAAACTTGTATGTGTCAAATGACACGAGGCCCTTAGTTGGATGTTGAATCTTTACGTACTTATTTAAAAAATAGGTTGGATCCTTACCACACTTTACTATTTCTTTTATCTGTCGTTGTTTGTTGTTGGGTGCCATTAAACATCAACTTGCACATCCACAAAACGTCGATAGCATGCAATCTTTCGAGGTGAATTTGACGTGGCCTGTACTAACTCTAAATCATCTCTTGATGAAAGCTCATTAATTTTTAATGTGTTATCTGTTATGTCACGAAAGTCTTTCTTTAAATTGCTAAGTTTATTTTTTAGTCTCGCAATAGACTCTTCGGCAACAAGGTTGACCTGATCTCTCATACTTCTTTCGCACGCAAAATAAACCATGGTACTAAATTTTAACGAAAGAACGTCACCCTGTAGTGTGCCTGTTACGGTCGAAGTTCCTCCGCCACTTTTTCCAAACGTTGTGTTTAAAAGATTCCCTAATATGTTAACGTCATTTGTGCTTAGCATTTATTGCTCCTTACTGGTATAATAATTATGCCTATCTTTATATATCTGCTATATAGCTGTACTGTTCTTTTCTCTTTTTGACTAAAGTATCAATCCGTTCCTGAGCCGGCCGCCAGCCCTCTTTCCATTTCTCACGGTTGGGCTCGGCAAAATATGATGAACAAATTGAACAACACCCAAACTCTCTAAACTTAATTATATCTCCCTGATCCCTCATTAAATACTCACATATAGGGCAGCACAGAGGTACTGGATATTCGCTTACTGCGGGTGATACGATAAAAATGTCTTTCTTTTTTACCACTACTCTTTTGTCATTGCTGTCTTCTTTATTCATAAAGCACCCTAGTGTCAGTTTTTACTTTTGTAATATCTAGTACGTTATCAACGGCATCTTTTACGGCATCAACATGTGAAATTACCAATATATTTTTAAACCAGCGTTTTAGTGACCTAAGCAGACGGTTACACGCCTCAACGTTCATTTCATCCAAAGCACCAAATCCCTCATCGATCACCAGCAAGTCAGTTTTTGGTAGGGATGATATATTAATTAGCGCCACCCGGATTGCTAATGAAGCAATCATTTTCTCCATTCCCGAACCACATTCTATTATTCGCCGAGAATCACCATAATTTATATAGATGTCCATCGCATTTGTGGATGGATCTCCTTCTAGTTCCACAGTAAACCCTACAACGTCCTGAAGAATTTTTGATATTTCACTATTGATGACAGGTAATTGATTTGTCATTATCTGGAGGGGGATCCCCTTTTTTGAGACTGCATTCATAAAAAGTTCATAAACTCTCCACTTTGACATTAGCCCCTTGTATTTGTCTTGTTCCTCTTTAAGCTTTTCAACATCGGACGTCAATAAGCCAATCGACTCTGATAGTTGCATTCTTCTGGAGTCTAGCTTATTAATTTTGTCTGTTAACTCGTTAATAACGCATTTTAATTCATTAATCTCATGTGCATCATCGTCCGATGATACCCTAGTCGACATGTCATTTAACGTTATAATACCATCATCAATATTTTTTAAAAGCGTTGATGATCCTGTTTGTAGTTCATGTAATGAAACCGCGTGTTCCGATTGTTCAATTCTCAACTGTGCTTGCTGAGCTAGTATATCATCATATTTTGTAATCTTTACCTGGAGATTTTCTAGTGCGTATTTCTTAAGTGACCCTTTTGTGACTTTTACACTTTCAGATATTGTTGAAATTAGCTCCGCCTGGGATTCAAGTAGCTTTTTATTTTTGTGTGAATCTTCAATAAACTTGCATGTGGGAAACATATCCCCACATGGCACATCCTGTAATTTTTTTACAGACTTTTGCTGGTTCTTTAAAAGCGTACGCTCCTTCTCTAGACTATGTTGTAAGTTAACCAGTGATCTTTCTAGATTTTGTTGTTCTTCAAGCTGCATCTTTAAATCATCAATGGGAAACTGATTTTTAAGATCTTTAATCTTACTAAGTTTAAGACTTATTTCGTTAGCTTCACTTTCTTTCTCTGCTATCTTTTTTAAAAGCTTTTTTCTCTCAAACTGCGCTGATTCTATCTTTTCCTTATGGCGATCAATGTCGGCATCGGTAATGAGATCCTTGTTTTTGTTGGTCGCTAGTGAGATGTTAAGCTCTTGTAGCCGGAGCCGGAACTTACTTAATGCTGTATCAACCTCGTTTCTATCAATTTCCTTTTGTTTTTGAGATGTTTGTTTCTCTAAGATTGCAACATCCCATTCACGATCAGGAGCATCTTTTATTAGTGACTTAATAGATGATGAATTTTCCTTTGCTAGGTTAAATAAACTCTCGAATATATTGAGATCTAAAAAAGATGATAAAATTCGCTTCCTCTCGGTCGCACGATGCTTTATAAAGGAATTCATCTCTCCCTGGCTAGCCAGGGATGTTAGTAAAAAATCCTCCGACGTACCTACCAACTTCCTAATAACCTTTTCTGATTCTCGGCGTTGTTCTTCTGATACGTCTTGGATGACATTTCCTTCATCATCCACCCTCAAAACATTTAAGTGGGTTACTGCATGGAGCAATCCCTTTCTAGTCTCATGTTTGACAGACTGCCTTTCTATCTGGTAATTTTGGCCATTTACACAAATCGTAACTCGCCCTAGACAGTATCCCTTTCGAGAATTGATGATGTGTAAATTTTTGATAGGGCCACGATCAGTTGTGTTATAAAGGGTATACATGATGGCACCGGGGATTGATGACTTTCCACTTCGATTTTTCCCAAATATACCTGTGATGCCTCCCAGTTTTTGAAAATTAATCCTATTTCCCTTGCCATATGCAAAAATATTATCAAACTCTAGGTTGCGAATAGACCATTTGATATTTCGTGAGGTATCATCATGTGCCAGCTGAGTCATGCAGTCGGTTGTAAGATCTTCTAACTTCTCCCAAACTTCATCATCTAAATCTAGGTGCTTGTAATAATCCCTCATTAACTTGATATGTGTTTTTGAGTCCCTTAAATTTTCACTGGCCAGGTTTGTTCCGTCAGTATTTATAAATGATGGAACAAGATCACCTTCATGTTTATAAACTATCTCACTAGCATTTTTGAACTCTTTAAGGGCTGCATGTAGTTGTTTGATCTCAATCTGGGGTATGGGTGAATGACTTCTTACTCTAAAGCGTGATCCATCCGGACCGGCTTCGGCATTATCAAGGGTCGATTGAATATCACCGGTCCAGTCAATCGTTATAAAGGGCTTTGTATGTTTAACTTCATAAAACGTACTTTTAAAGTTATCCTTGTCCTCAATTTCCCAAAATAAGAACCCCTTTCCCGGGGTCTCACCATAATTCTGTTGTATGGTGGATCCAGGATATGCTATTCGCTTATCGGGATCCAGATATTGAAGCTTGTGAATATCACCTAGAAATGCAAAATCATACTCTTTGAAAAACTGGATGTCGATGTCACCCTCGATATCCCATTCTATGTCAGTCTTGGATCCCCATACACCTCCATGGTATAATGCAATATTAACTTCACCCGCTGTGGGTTTGACATCTTTCCACCCTTCCTCATCAAAACAGGAAAATACACACCAGTTATATCCGGGGACTCCCGTAGGGTATGTGCCTGACTTTTTATAAAGATGAAGATTGGGATCATCAATTGCGGCAACTATTGGTGATATCGCGTCCTGCCTATCTTTATTCAAGATTAGTCCATCATGGTTACCCAGGATGACATGTGTGGGCGCTATGCTAGCTAATGATGTGAACCACCATCTTAAGACATCAATTAACTCAGGCGATATCCCCTGGGTTTTGGAGTGAACAATATCACCACCTACATAAATCACGTCTGGTTTAAGCTTAACTGCTTGCTTGAATAAATCCTTGAAGGATTCCCGATATTCATCATGTCTTGTTAAGCCTCTAAAATGTATGTCGGCTATGTGTAAGCATTTAAAATTCATGGTATTATATTAACGATCCACTTTTTATGCCACCAATGAGATGATATAGCCTGTCTTTATCACACCATAGTTGGGAATTCTCTTTTAGCATTTTGAACGTTCCACATGGCATCGCACCCACGTCTTCGTATTCATGCTCACCAAGCATACGAACATTAATTCCGTATGAGTATAATAGCTTGGCAATTTTATGACTCTTTATTTTAACGTCAGAATCGAGCGCCAACAAAACAGGCGTTTGATTTTTAATAATTTTTTTGAATAAAATGTAAGACTCAGTTAAACTAGAGCCTAATAAACATGTCGAATTATAGTTGGACTTAACTAAATCCATAGGGCCCTCGACCAAAGTAATCTCTTGATTCCATCGTATATTAATTTCATTAAAAATAATATCTTTTTTGGGTACGGAAGGGTTTAAGTATTTTCTTGTTTGCGTGGCATCTATCGCCCTCGCCACGTAATAATTTAGAGAACCCTCTTCATCGAAAGAAGGTATTATTAGCCTACGTCGAAATCTTCCAGTAGTACATGTGCCTAACTTAAAATACCACATCTCTTTTTCACTTATGCCTCGAGAACGAGCATAAGAGATCACGGCCTGCACATCCGGATCAATACCTTGTAGCTGTTGAGATAGCAACGTAAACCCTTTAGGGATCTTCACATCAATGGGTGATGTGTCAGAAGTTATTATAGATTTATCAAATTTTTTCCCAAGTATATCATGATGATATTGGGCTAATGATTGTGGAAAAAATTTCTTAAGGATTGATTGTATGCTTCTGCCTCTAAAGTCGCAGACCCAACAGTGAAAATGATCATTATCTAGACGAATTACCAGTTTCTTCTTATTGCCAGACTGCTTATTACAGCTTGGGCACTTGAAGGCATAATTTATACCATCCCCTGATTTCTGAGGAGTACCCAGGGTCATGCTCAAAAATCTAAGCTTAGCCTTAATAAAATTCATCAATTTAAATTTAATTAAAAAGAGCCGAATGTTCAACTAAAACATTCAGGGCAACTTTAGGCCTGATTTTGTAATGACGTATGCATCTGCCATGTCGTATGCACATGGGTCTAAAAGTTCGAATCCCTTTCGGGGGCCTGACTTTAAGATCTTTATTGGCCACGGATATGTTATGCCTAGTGTAGTAAGATCTTTATCAACCCACTCAAATATTTGCTGTTTCGTGGGGGCACCACCCTTGCTTTTACGGACTAGTTTGATGCCTAGTCCCTTCCTTGCAGCATTAACATTAATATGCACTGGTTCTACCCCAAAAGTCTCATATGAAATTAATGAAACCACACCGTTGAAGCGTGCGAGGGTTGAAAGTGTTTGAGCTGATGAAAATCCCCTTCGAAAGGACTGTAGATTTTCTTCTATATACACACGATTAAACTTATATTGTTTTGATAATTCATCAATTTTTTGTCTAACGGTATCAGCCTTACGATAAAATCCCTTAATTTTTGATAGTTCTATTGCGCCCATATCCACAAACTCATGTTTGTCGTTAAAGACTGACCATCCTGTACATGCGGTCGAAACATCTAGACCTAGAATAAAATTCATTAAAAATCTATCTTAATTCTAAACATATAATGATCATCATCTCTCTTTACAGCCGGCTGTGCGAGATTTGTCCTTGCTAAAACATTTAAATTGTCATCATGAAAGTTTAGGCCGGTTATATAAACAAAGTCTTTTGCTGTTTCATTTGCATAATCAGTTGGTGCCAGTTTTCGGTATGTAGGATTGGATGATGAATTAATCATTCCTTTGTTGCAAGGCACCATTATTTCCAAGATGTGTATATTTCTTTCACCCTGAAAGAATGTGTGAAAGCCGCGGCGTGCAAAGTCTTTGAGATGAGGTGACAAGATCACCGGCGCGCCCTCATTATATAATAGCGAACCTACACAGTTCCACACCGCGGGTGGGGTTGCAGAATCAGCGCGGTAAAGACCACCTTTTTCATTGTCACGCAACGTCATCTCCAGTGTATTAATCCACTTTGCGGTTCTAGTTAGTTTAGTTGTTCCCAATGTTCCCCTCACCTTAAAAGATCCAGGTTTTATCCTGTCACCATAAAACAGGTTAGGTACATTAAAAAATACACATGAAGGGGAAGATGTATCTGCAGTCTGTGATGGAATAGCCGGCCATATATCTTTATTCACCTTCGTAAGGTTGCCATCTTCTACAATTCCCATATAAAATGGAGTTACACCATGTAATTCATTGTACATAGACTTGGCAACCGTCGATGACATTCCCCCTAAGAGATCAATAGCTTCCAGCTGTGCACTAACTGTGGCTTGATAGTTTGGGTTAAGATAGATAAAGTCTGATAGATTTATATATGAGAGATCCATATGGCCCAAGCCGTTCGTATATTTGTCTAGCGCAGAGCCACTCTGAGGCGTCAAGAGTAAGGTTGAATTATATATGGGGTCGTATTTAGACGTAGGGGGTGAATACGTTCCGGTCAACAGTAAGACAAAGTTCGGCCGAAAAAGGCCGTTGTCACAAGGAAGGACTGTCAAATTACGCTTATTAACAATCTTCCCGTTTGCCGCCGTATCACCACCCAGAATGAAACTTAACGTAAATTTATTAAAACCTTCACCATCTGGCATGACAACGGCAGGGTTACGTTTAGGCGTTTGAAGCTTGTATAATCGTGGCCACTCTCCACGAACAAACTCACGTACGAAGTTCTCCAGATTAATATCATGAATATTTGTAATGGAGCTCATCCTAGAATTAATAGGGTTTATTGTTCTTCCATACCCGTCTGTATAGTTGAAGGGATCTTCTAGTATTTTTCTATTCCTTGAATCTTTTACAAAGAAAGGAGGGAGATAAAACATAAGCTCGGGATTGGTAGCAGAAGAAAGCTCGGCAGGGGCATCATGACTTTGTGTTACAACTGCCCTAGGGCCGTTTGCATATGCGTCTTTAATATCATCAGAACTTAAATGTTTTTTATAGATTCGGACCTCATGAACTTCAGCATTCAGTGGGTGTTGCAGGCTTACGTTGGAGGGATCAGATGTATAATTTGTATCCGGATCCGGACTTAGTCCCTCTCGTGTTGCGATCGTAGTATTAAAAAATCTTGAAATCTCGCTATTATCTGATCCTCTATTTCCACCTTCATAAAAATTTCCAACAAAGAGAGCATCAGGATTTCTCAAATGACTTTTTGCTCCATGAGGATCGGGAATTGTTTCCAGAGTCGGCAAAATAACATTACTCTGTGTCACCACAAACGACGCATCTTTCTTACCATCTATATAAAATGAGCCCGTCCCTGCATTTACATTTTTTCCTCCCCATGTTAGCGCGACATGGTGCCAATGATTAAACTTAAGGGAGTTATCACTTGACAAAAACACTAGAGCCTGATCCGGGGATCCTGCGGGTCGTTCATCATTTGCTATTGTAAGATCCACCGATGAGGGAGGGATGGTCGCAGACTGGCTTAACTGAAGTAGTATCCTATAGCCATCCGGATTATTTCTTACATCTACACTACTTCCGGTTACTAGCGATACCGCATAGCAGGATGACATATGCATAATGGTTCCTGCGTGAAATTCACCTCTTTTAGTAGAAGTGATCCCATCCAACTTATTGTACCGGGGATTGATCCAAAAGCTAAAGCCAAACTTGTCACGTTGTGGACGATAGGGAGCGTCAAACCTTGTTGCCTGCTTTGTTGGATCGCCATCGACTGATCTTGTGGGTGCAGGATATATTAACGCTGAGTCTGAGGGCACGTTTGACGCCGTGAAAAAATTAAGACAATTATAATTGTTATATGCCCATTGAACATCCGGGTACGGGACCTTGTAGTCTTTAAATGTCACATTCCTTGCGTTTAGCTTAAAAGAACTACTTATAGAAGTAAGAGGGGTTGAAATATTTCGTGTAAGAATCTTATATTGATGCTTCCTCTCACTGATTGGAGCCTTGCCTATCACACCCCAATAAAACAATACCTCCTCGGTCAGATTAGTTTTGGATGGAGTCTCCCCCTCTGCCTCTTTTTTTGCAACGAATAACTGCTTTGCAGCCTCGAATATATTTGTTACAGGACTTGATCCTACAGGACCTTCTGCGCCGTAAGTCACATCAGTTGTCTTTTCCGTGGCAGATCTTTCAACATAGACCGGGATGGCCCCGGAAACTATACCACGCTCAGATGTCCACTCAAAAGAACGGCTTACATAAGTCGTTAATGATGAATTATCAAAATTTTCTTTCCCAAGACGGATGATAGCCATGTCACCTATCTTCTCCCATGGCCTACCCCACTAAAAGTCTAGTCTGACTCTAAAAGAGATATCTCTTTCGTCATTTTTCTCTATGGGGCGTGAAAACTTTGCAACAGCCAGTAGATCCCCTGCAGCATCATACAACCCTATACCCGTTGGCATCGTAAATGTACGCTGTACATTCTCTTGACCATCTTCTATCACCACTATCCTGTTTGAACTATCAGTGAATGTTGGATTGGAAGAATAATTAAATTCGTTTGCGGGCGCCCGGCAGAAAATTAATGTAGAATTAATGTTCGTCTGATTTTGAAATGTCATTGCCGTTAATGTACCAGATTGAAATCTGGTTGATGCAAAATAATCAACAATATCATCAATGGATGCGGATACTAATAGGTCTGGTACTAGCTTTGCCTTGGAGTTACCATATCCGGTCGCACCCAAGACAACCTTCCCCGCAGGAATTGTTGCGCCGTTATACGTGTGTGATGTTGCCATAGCTGATATTGTTCCGGACATTTGTTGTGATCCAGAAAAGACTTTGTCAATATCAAGAACTGCGATGCCTTTATCATAGAATACAAGGCCCACCTTATTTGATGTATTAGAAGCATCTACCAGGGTACCCCACTCCCCACCATAAGCTACACGAGCTTTATTTGCGGCGGCACCCAAATCTGTAATTATCTTTGAGCCCGTTATGCTAGTAATGTGCACATTATCCTGTCCACCGGCTGCTATGGCGGGACCAGAGTAATCTTCATCTTTATGACAATACGCACCGGTAGCATAAATACGCATACCTAATGTCTCTCTCTTTAGCTTGTCTCTAGAGAAGAGCCTCTTTACAGAAAAGAATAATGCATTATTGATAACGTCGGTCGCTGAAGTCGATGTGAGCGGCGCGGCGAATGATAACCCAGCATCACCACGAAGCAACTGTGCAAATTGTCGGTAAACATTTATTTTTTCTCTCATCATCAAAGACTCAGAGGGAAATAATATTTTGCCGGCAGAGTCGATGCTGGATGATGAATTCATGACAACAGATGAACTGATATAAAGACCTACAGTCATATCCATCGTTGGGTTTGCGGTCTGTAAAGTAAAATCCTGGTCAAATATAGTTTGGAAAAGAGAGGATGTCACACCTGGCCCAATTCCACCGGTAACAAAGACCTGGTATTTCTTGCGTGTAGATGAACCGGATATATCTGACTGTGGAAAATCTACTAACTGATTTAAGACTGACCTTGAACTTTTAATATCAGCCGATGATAACTCTTTATAGTTTGCCATTTAAATTCCTATTAACTCTTCGATATCTGTACTTCAAGTGTCTTTTGCGCGCCTGAAGCTGTTCCTGTGACCTGTATATATGTTGTAATAATCTCCTTATTTGAAGTATTACCAAAGGTTGTATACTGGGCATCAGTTATTGATCTTGTTTGAATTTGTAATGTTAGCCTGGATCCTCTTTTCGATGTTGTCTCGTTGTCCCTAGTAAGCAAATAAGTTGCCATCTGGTCCTGGTCCAAGCTCTGTGGGGGTACAAGCCTACCCTTTTTCGCTAGTTTGATAAACTGATCATTACATGTAACAATAAATGACTGATCAGTCAATTCGGGATCAATAATATTTTCATTCTTAATATCTTGTTCCCATGTAACCGACTTTGTATTTGAAGTGCCTATTTGGCCTCTAGTCATTGCCAATTGATCGGATGTTGTACTCAATGATAGACTTGGTAATCGAATGAGTGTAGGATTACTAACGCCCAATAATTTATGACTAATCGCTAAATTAGCGTGGGTTTGTGCTTCCATGACAGGTGTATTTTTTATTATCTTCTCTTTTCCCACAGTTCTGCCAAATTGCTTAACAATGGTATAGTCTACCTCTTCGTCCGTGAAAGCAAACTTTACTATGGAAAAAGATCCATCATTTCTCGACAACGCCTGTCGACCCTTATCCGTTAAAACTGCATCAACGATTATATTATTTGTTGACTGATCAAGAAAGCCCATTCAATTCTCCTATCATGATGATAAATAGTAACTCACATAATATTTTCATAAACTTATTTTTACATAAAAAAATATCTCATGATCTCAAGTCGTGTATTTTAATGGGTATTACCCTTGTTTTCTGTAAATCTAAGTTTGTTACTTGCATTAAGTATTGTGGTCCTTTTGTTAATTCCGCACCTTCTTCAGCATCGTTACCCGGATCTTCACCTAATCCACTACTATTAAATAGAACATGACGCAAGTCGGTTACACCATTCATGAGTTGTAACTGCCTAGGGCTTAAGGAAAGAAGAATTCCTCCTTCAGCGGGAGGGGAGCATTTGATTAAGTCTTCAGTTACGTTAACATTCTCCCCGGTAAACTCACTATATTTTTTTATGTAAAGATTCGGGTACGCTTTCGGCGCGCCGGAAGGCGAAACTAGCCTCACTACTAGTTCATTCTTATACTCATCAAACTTCACTACAAATTGTTGTGAATAGGGTGATGAATTTCCATGAGCGTCAATTGCAACAATTGCATATATGAATTTCGATTTTTTGGTAAATTCTAAATCAGTGAATAGCGTCTTTGGCCATGGCATTTTTTCACGCAATGACGATCTAATAAACTCATTGCGAGGGAATGGTTTAATTGCATCGTTAAAATCATATTCTCTAATCAGCTGAAATGGATGCCAAAATTTCTCCCTACGAAATACTTGAAAATACTTTACATCTCTCTCAGGTGTAACAGGAAAATCCCACTCTATGTTTAATAGGTTACTACCATAATCCCAGATAAACCTGATCGTTGAAGGTGCGGATGGTGCTCCGGTGACCTCCCTGGGATCTGTTGTTACCGTCTTAATTGAGCCTGGTTTTGATGCCCATAGGTATTTTACCAAATAAGTTCCGCCGCTCTCCGGGTCTGGCAGTAGTGTTGAAAATATAGCAACAGAGCGAATTGCATATTCATAAGTGGCTCCGCACCTTATTCTAGAGTCTAGGCCCTGGGTTGTGTTAGGATTTCCAAAGACGATGGTTTTTCTTCGAACTCTCTCACCAGTCGCTAGCTTTTCAAACTTCTCACAAATATATCCTATATGCTCTATACTTGTTGAAATACTTGAGTTTCCAGAAACATGTTCAACATCAAAAATTCTTCCCCTTTGATTGGCCAATTCCTCCACGTCCAAATTAATTTCATAATCATGATAACCCGGGGCAGTCTCGGCTTTTGATCGAACGTCGGTCTGTATCTTGAATGATGTCTTCAAATCCCTGGAGATTGCAGCTGAAAATGGGGCGTTTGCCATGCTACTGCCTGCCATCATGATGTCGCCCATAAACTTTGCATTTATTTGTGTATACAAATTAACACTGGCCAGGTCTTCATACATATTCTCACCGGCCCGTATATTAAGATCTGAGTCTAAATAACTGGTGCCCCCCTTGTCAATCTCTTGAAGTGCTGCCCAGGCCATGTCAAAATATGTTGCACTTATTCCGGCAGATTGATCAAAACCCTCTACTAACGGCTCTCCAAAGTTACCGCCTTGTTTTACCGATGAGGCATTAATATATTTTGATGATATATTGGTAAAACTGCCTCCCATTATTCTCTGTAGTTCCTTCACCTCTCTAGCCATTTGTAGGGCTAAGTTATTAGGCTGTAGTGCTACAGAAACAAACTGATTATTGGGTGTAGTCCCTACGGATGAGTCATCTAACATATTTCCCATATGTGCACGAATCAATTGTTCATAATTCTCAGCTTCAGCGATAGTTGACAAACTCTTTGTCTGGTTCCAGGGCGCGTTGGAAGTAATAGTGGGCTTAGAAAAACTAAGCTGAATATATCTTGGGACCTGTGTTTTAACACTATACATGTACGAATTCTCTGACATTAAAGGTGATGGTGAATATGCACCGTCACCATTTGAGAATGCGTTTATAATCTTATCTTCCTCTTCTAAGAGAACACTGTATCCTGAAAAATTTTCTGACTCATCCGGTGTAAAGAAACTGTATACAAATTTCATTGTTACGTCCGTAGGGGGAGGTAACATGCAAAAATTAACAGGTAAAGAAGGGGTGGTGATTTTTGTTTGAAACATAAGTTAACTCTCCTACACGAGCTCTATATAACAATAGTATTGATCAAAAGAAACTATTTCTTCAGTCGTAATTGGATAAAGCGACTCGGCTTCATTACCATAATTAGGCATCTGTACTTGCGCGCCCTGGTTTAACAAGTACATACCACCTGCCGCCGTTCCCGTTATTGCGCCCATCCCTTGTAGCGTCTCGATTGTATCTTGAGGAGTATTTACTAAATCTATTCTCCACCGATCAATATCAATTGGTATTAAGAATGTCCTGTCAAATACCAAGGGAACCTGATGCTTGAGAGTATAAGTCTTTTTCAAAAACGGCATGCCGGCTATCATCCTAAACATTCTCACCTCGGCCTCATTTATCATACCGGCATTTATTTCATTTGTCAAATCAGCCACGGTCTTTACACGAAAGTGTGTACCAGTGCCGTCTGGAAGTGATCCTCCAGGTGCGTTGACACCGGGTTCAACCATATCCACCGGCAATAACTTCCCGGTGGATAGATATTTCTTATCCTCAGCACTAAATGTAGCATATGCATCAGTTAAGTACTTAAGCCCAAGTTCTGATATCCATACATCATTTAATGAAGAATACTTGCTTGGCATAAAAACACCTTCATCAAATCGGACGCCAAACCCTGTACGGTAATAAAGTTTTAACAATCTATCCCGAAAATGATTCAAGAGCATCCCCCTGATCTCTCTCTTATTCTGAAATGTGCCAGGCTGACCGCCAAGTCGAGCATATGGGCCCTCTGTAGCCTGCTTGTGATTGGGTGTACCCCCCCAGTATCCCTGCTCAACAACCGATTTAAATTGTCGACCGGAGGGGGTGAAACAACCCTCCCAGTCAGGCTCATCTTGAACTGCATACGGACGCAAGGTGGGATCTCGCCGTTCGGCAAGGACCTTTCCTAAATGCTCAAACTCTCCCTGTGCCATTGGCGCTTCACCAGGTGATGCCGGCATTTCGGGGAGAGCAATTTGTCCGGTTGCAGACGATAGGTAGTAGGAAAAATTATATGGTAAAAAGACACACATATCATATGAGAAACGTTGGGTCTCAAATACAATTTCATCATAGAGCATTGATTTTCTAACAACATTTACTCGAATGACCGTTGACTGGGATTCATCGGCAAGATTATTTTTTGCAGCAAGATCTGTACCCACTAACTCCTGACTGCTATGATTTTGTTGGGCATCACGTAACTGTTCAATCAGGCCGGGTGGTATACCCACTGCAAGTACTTTTACGTTTCCGCCCCGGGGGAACTCAAGTTCAGGGTCGCTATAAAGCATATGCATTGCCCATGAATTTTGACCAAAATATGGGGCGCCTTGGCCAAGGGAGGGTGACTTAAGATCATGCTCGCCATTGACATATTCATCCGGGCTAAACCAGCGATATGGATCATTTTCGAATGTATATTGTGGATTATGGCCGATGAGCGGGGTTCGTAGGCCTTGAGAACCTAAAATAGACGAACGATATGCCAGGTTTTCTCGTGTGATTCCCTTATACACATCTTTTTCAAAATCTTGTTGCTCAGACAGCCTATAAGAAGCATATGAGGAAACTTCATCTGGCTTAGTCTCAAGAAAGCTTTCATACGTAGTTCCTATATCACACAAGTCTTTGGCATATTTTTCTAATATACTCAAGCCCATATTGCCGGCATCAACCTCACTAAACATTAGTTCAAAAGGCGCATTAAGTTCTGACCACCCACGGTGGTCTGCAGTTATGTTGGCAATTGTTATGGCGGCTTTTTTACCCCCGTTAATCTTTTCTTCCGATAATATGCCTGCCGACTCATCCATGGATGTAGAGCCAGCGCTAGAGTACCCTGTAAGATTTTCCTGTGTAAAGAACTCTCCATTCTCGAACCAAAACAAATCAGGATTAGGTGACTCACGGCCTGTTCGAACCCTACGAATATAGTCTATATAAAGTGCTAGTTGCCTTGCTAACTCTGGGTTGCAATAGTAGACGTGGTGTTCTTGTTCACCCGCTAGATCCCAATATTGATCCAGTGCTTCCTGGGCCCATGAGGTAACTGGGGAGTGAGCTCCTAATACGTCTAAAAACATCTCAAAAACCAGATATAATAAGGCATTCTCATCTAGGCCGTGCCACCGGGTGCACTTTGCAGCACCGGTTATTGTATTTGATTGCCCATTGAAAGCACCTGCACCTTGTGCTAAACTGTCCCATGTATCAGATGTGTCGGGACCGGCCAGGATTAAATTTGCCCCAAATTGCGCACTAAAAACGGTACCGGCGTTCACACTAGAATACCAAGCTTTAGTATCTAGATCAGTAGCTAGGGGCTGGGGCTTGTTTATAGAATTGGCATTTGCAGCGCGTTGTTGAAGGTATAAGCATGCATCAATTATTACGTCAAATATATTTACATCATCGGAATCATCTGTACCGGCACCGGAGACTGCTTGTATTAGCTTGGTCCGGATATTTGTGTATGTCACATTTGTTAACAGTTGTGTAGCCACAACTTTATCAAGTTTATATGCCGGCGTACCCTGAAAAACTACAATCGGTTCGGTTATCTTCAAAGACTCATCAGCATAGTGGTTCGCTGCAACATCTTTCATATAACCAGCATACAGTTCGGAATCTTTTATGGACGGATCACCCACTTGACCACTTATAATCTCGGCCAACATGTTGGCTACAATCCCAACCTTTGAAGAACTTGAATCAACGGGAATAATTTTTCCACTTGAGTCTACAAGCGCGTATGGCGCATCCCATGAATTTAGTCCAGTAACACCGACGTTTGAAACATTGGGATGCAATCGATACCATTCAAGTTGATCATCTCCGTCTTGAGCGCGCTTTGCGAGACGTTTATCTCTACGTGCTAACAACAATTGAAACAACATAGACTTTGCGTTGGAGTCATTTGTTTCTGATCTTGTGTAGGCTACCCTAAATGCCTCTGTCATGTACACCGCGTGCATCCCGGTCACGGTGCTCGGGTCGTAGATCCACTTACGCCACATTTTAGTCTCATCATTACTGTCCCAATAGGGGCCCGCGGTGGCATCCTGACTTACACCATCCATCTTTGTCAGAATTTTTGTGGATATTTGTCCCAGAATATAGGAATATACAGACACAGGGTGCAATTCATTATCCCATGTGTCAGCTAAAGGAATTTCGGCAGAGGAAGGATGATCTTTAGTTTGTTGACTGGATACCATATCAAGGAGATACCTACAACACTGTGATGCATTGCTTATGGAACCCTTTAAGTCCTTAGCAAATCCCGGAAATAATTTATAGGTCTCAAAAAGTTTAACAGGGTCACCGGTAGACGGATTATTTCCCACCGGCCCGACCAAAGTGTCAACCATAAAATCACCGCCGCTTGTTAAGGTAGCTGCGGATCCAGGAGTATCTAGATTGAATGACTTAAAGTCCGGGCCCTCAAAGGACATGACACCATTAAAGTCACCGGCTAATACATTTTGATCACCATTATCAATGGTTATAAATTCTGCGGGCCGATTATAATCACCCTGTGATACCCCTGAAATCTTCCACGTACTGCTATTGCCGTCGTAGTGTACCTTGAGGCCCTTACCCTGTTGGGTGGTACCGTACAATATCGGATCAAATGTACCAAAAATATCCTTAAAAATATCTACGATATTCACATTATTTTGATCTAGGCTCAAGACTTTTGCCATATCAAAAGATGATGGGCCACCCTGTAGTTTTGAGAAAAAGCCAATCCCTGCAGACACTGATAGTTCTTTACCTAACAACGTAGCATAATGACATAGTTTCATACCTGAGCTTGCATACATAAAATTGGAGTCCAGCTGGGCTTGAAATACGGCTTCTTGGTTAATATTTGAATAGGGAGCACCAAACCTTATCAGCGGTTCCTTCTGTTTAAACCCTAGTTGGGGAAGTGTTAAAATAGGGGATCCCCAATTACTTCCCATTGAACCAGGAAAACTTGGATCTAGCGAAAATGTTGATTGAGGCGGTTGTGGGATCATTAATCCTAAAATTTTTCTATGATACTGCCAGCTTCCTACCTCACATATGCGAATCAATTCTTCAATAATTTTTGCATACGCCTTTGTCGCTGAAAAATTTGCCCAGCTGTTCGAAGCATAGTCGTATTGACCAAAGTATCCCAAAAAATTACCGATGTGTGGTTGGAACTTTACATTGCCATAAACAAAAGGTGTTGGGGCATCGGGCCCTGCGGTTCCCCACCAGCCGGGAATATTATTTTCTTGTGCCGGATTTGGGAACCCGGCATCACCCTCAGTTACATACTTTGAATAAAATACATTGTTATAATCTTCTATATCATGATCAGCAACCACACTTTTAAATAACAACGATTTCTTTGCATGTTGCATCATGTTATATAGTTCGATATGTGACTTTAGGTCTGACTTTAGAGTATTTACCTTATATGTCAGAGTATCGCGCAGTTCCTTGGCTAACCCAGGTGCGGTTTGTGCCTCTTCAATCTTTGCGACACATTCCCTAGCAGCCTGTATTCTTACAAATGATTGTTTAAAGCGTAGATCCACAACATCTTTTACTGGTTGTGTAAATCCCAATGCACTGTTTACCTTCTTATCAGTGTCAGCATCAATCATAGTGGCCGGTTTCCAGTCTAACAGCGCAATGATTGATGGTCGACCGGGGGAAAACTCGGGCCGAATTATTTCTTTGTCGTCCAGAATACCACCTCCAGGATCAACTATTCCTGGCTCACCTAGGTGAATGTCAATAGCTCCCTCCGAAATGGAATTATCACCTATCATAATAGCGTCATTTTCTATATCGATATTAACAGGTACTTCTTGGAATGCAAAACCGCCGCCCATGGGATTGTTACCCATGGACATATTTTCGCCGGACATCCCAGCTCCGGCTATACCGAGCTGTTTATCTTTAGAAAAATCAGTCTGATTTTCTGCCGGTCCATCCATACTAATGCCACCGGCGATTTGGGCACCTCCCTGGCCCCCTAAGGCCCCCGAAAAGCTCTTAGAAGACTTTTGTGATTGAAAGTCTCGTTGTGACGGTGGGTAATTAGGCGGAACTGAAGACTCTTGTGTTAGTTCTTCCTGCATCATAGGAGGCTCGTCATTTTCTGGGGACTCTATATATGCAGTTAATTCCGTGGCCTGGCCTGCGCCTGAGGCATTGGCATCTGACGTTTCATAGGACTTATAATCATTATTCTCCGGGTTGGGTGAAATATTCATGATCGGAACATCATTAACATTCGATCCCGCGTCTGCCATGGGACCTGTGTCGGCTTCGTTGGACTGTCTTTGTTCTTCTTTTAGCACTTCGATCTTTAGTGCAGTATTATCCTGAACATTTTCTTCGGCTGCATTTTCTACTACAACATCCGCTGCCGGCGAGTTCTCCGCGTCTGTTGAGTTATATCCATCATTACCAGTGGCACCTGGAACATTTTGACCTACCATGCCTTTTGCTAACTTAAAGCTCATGCCTTATATCTCCATAGGATCTAAATTCATCCCGGTAATCACGGAAACATCATCCGAAATATTTCCAAATTTAAAATTATTCAACACGGGAATAATATTGTAAACCTTTCTTCCAATAGCACCAGACAACTTTTTGTCAATAAAGCTGTATGTATTACCTGGAGAGAATGTATGAAGGGTACCCACCGGTGCTGACAATCCTTTATACGTACAAAAGATTAGAAAATGATCAATATTTCTTGCATCACCACGCTCCACTGACCATGATAAGACGGTATTCCCTCTGTCAATAGACGACATAGGCTTTGATAATGTTGGGCCCTGCTTTTTAGTTCCATTGGAAATATGTGTGCGTATAGTTGATGTTTTGCCCTGTATAAATTCATTTGAGTCAAAGAGTATCGATGACTTTAAAGTCTTGTCCAGTATTCTTTCGGGGGGTGTTGTTGAGGTTTTTAAAGTGACTGGATTTTGAAATTTCCGAAAGTCTTTTTCAAAATTTGCAAGTGTTTGACCATCCTTCTCGTCCTCGACTAATCCTTTAAATAACGTCATTGGTGAACGTCTTAAAACAGTAACCTCATATCTATATGTCACGCCAGGGTCTGGATCGGCTATTCCCAGCCTATCCCTAACTTCAGGAGTGTCGCTAAAAGTACCTGCCGGCACAACACCAAAATTATCCTTTATACCGGTTTCCATGTTAATGCGTACAACTAAAAAAGATATTAAATCTAAGTACTCCTGGCGATTTGTCTTAATATTTTCTAGAAAGTCAGTAGAAGCACCCGAGTTTTGTAGCTTACTTACTAACGACTCTAAACCAGCATCTAGATCTCCTGCCTGTTGACTGGCATTTAAATCCATCGCGACGAGCTTAGTATTTCCGACACCTCTCTCTTTAATATTCTTGATCTCAAAACGTATCGATGCATCGATACGTGCATGTTCATGTTCCACAAAAGCATTGGATAAGATATGATCACCCATTAATGTTATTAATTTTAACTGATATACATATTTTCTTCCTATCAAGGCATCATGATCTAAAAATGTGTTTGTTTCAAGCCCGGTGCCACGGCACTCCTGAATTTGGTTTTTAACATCACCTACTATTCTATCTTTCAACATTCCTAATCTAGGATTTGTCATTCCAGTCACATCTTTTGCAATAACGTAACATGAGACAGCAGGGGTTTGAAGCAAATCAACCTCAATCTCTACACCCTCCTCAACACTCCTGGCACACATAACAGCTCTTGTCTCCTGGATGGATACTTTAGAAACACGATTTATTTGGCTTCTCCGTGGAACTGATACGGCAGATGCTATTTCCTGCCCATATAAAGAGGAGTTCATTGAGATGGCCCTATATAATATCGGAGAATCTGAGTTGTTATTGTCAGTAAACTCATAACTGCCATCACGAACTGTCATAGACTTTTTTAAGACCCGTGTGTAGGTAGAAGCTGCAGGGTTTAATGTACTTATTGATTTCTTAAAGACTAAAATCTCGCTAGCAGCGAGATCATTCTGTCTTACCTGGACGCGTGTAACACCTGGAGAAATGCTTTTAACCATTAGCAATGGAGGTGATTGCGGTCTCCTAAAGTTGCCTAGTTTATCTTGCATTTCTACGCTAGTTTTAATAGCTTGCGCTATAGAACCATTTTTCCTGCGTAGAAAAAATTGGAAAAAAAGACTTGACGACTCGTAAATTGCACTTTTTGGAACTGTAACATCACAGACAAATGGAACAAATTGTGGAATGACCATTTGGGCACCTGAAGGGTGTGAAGCCTGATTTTTTCTTGTTATGGCGGTTTTTCTTATGTCATTAGAAATAGCATTTCTTGCTGGTAAGAAATCTGTGTTCAATTGAGAATTTAAGAATGGCTTGACCGGTATTGGACGATTATTATACTTTTCTAGGGTGTGAAATGTTGATATATCCGAACGGGTGTCGGCCGACCGTGTACCATCAAAGGAATACTCTGGTGTGTCTACTGGAAACGAAAAGTCAAAAATAGATATTGGGTCCGTATGTTCACGATAAATAAGTTGATAGTATTTATTTTCTAAGCCTGTGGTACTGAACACTTCTGTATAATAACCCGGGTCGGTCATACTGGTGAATAATTGCCACTGTTTCGGGTCATCAGCATGCGTCATCTCTTTTATTAGCATTTTTGAAGGACGCAAATTTTTGGAAGGTATTTTGGGATCATTTGATGATAGGCCTCCCACCTTGCTATAATAAGGTAAGGATACTTTTGGAGCCAGATATAGGCCGTCCGGACCAAAATTTTTCATACCAGCACTATTTGAGACTAGTGTAGTCATATCAAATGAAACATTAGTAACATGCGAGTCGGTATCTCTATCAGGAATCTTTCGCCTCCGGCGGGCCATCGTCTTAATCCCATTAATAAAGCCTGTCCTGCTATTTTGAGGCTGAGGACTTCTTAGTGGTTGTGACGGATCACTAGTGTATATGTCCAGGCTAATTTCCTGTGTCTTTTGTACCAATGCAGAAAAAGGGTTAACCCATAGCTCCATCCTTAATACGGCAACATCATTGTTCTCGGCAATAATATACATGTTATCATTTTTAATTTCAACCAGAGCACTTACGCGCTTTTTTCCGCTTTTTCCCATTGTTAACATATCATTACCCTCCAATCTCGTTGATGTCGTTGCCCGTATCCAAAACTGTTACAGTAAAAATATTACAAAAACGCATTGCCGGATCCTTTTCTGGATCTACCTGATACATTTTGCCCACAAAAAATATTCGTGTGTTTCTTATAAAGCTATGATCCTCTACAAGGGGAGAGTAAAATGATTCTCGAAACTCACCATAGTCGACTGTACTAAGCTTTTTAAGTTTTCCATCTTCTGAAACCTCAAAGAACTGTATAACCATATTATTTTCGGCAGAGGTCTCGGGCGATTTTATGAGTGCTGATGGTTGTTTATAGCCATTTAAAGAAGACATAATGTGAATTGAATCGGCCTTAAAAGGATCAGTTGTTTGTGCATTTTTCCAGATTCTCTCATATGGAAACATAAAGACTTGTCTCGCAGCAGTATAGTCGTTGATTCCCAGCTCATCATATGCATAAAAATCAGCGGCCGCTATTCGAAAAAGATCCATAAACTCCGGATCATCATGGGGTTTAACACCGGTTGCTGGATCTGGTTGATTTAGCATCCATTGGGTATACATCCCCCCGCCCTCCCAAAAGGGATGATTACTAACATCTTCTGTTTTCGAAATCATCTTAAAGGCTTGATGTGCATTGATTGTTTTTAAGTTTGCACCTGTCTTTATAAAGGGAAGAATCTTAGGCATGCTGGCGCCGGGAGTGAGTTTATTAATCGGCGGAAGAAAGTCAAAATTGGGTTCATGTTCCCATTTCCAATCCTCATAAATGGGCGTTACGGTATTGAGCTGGCGTATGGAAAAATTCCAGTCATTATCAATTTTTGGTGCAATATCTGTCACATCAAAAGAAATACTATTATTGAGCGCTCCATTTACACTTAAGACAAAGTTTTTTGGACCATTAAACGGATCATTAGTAGCTATGGTATTTTGCTCATTAAAATTCTCAACGAATCTCTTTACGAATGCTTCTCCAACGTCAATGGATGACAAACCAAGATCCATATCTTGGATACCCCAGAGATCGTCATCGCCATTGGCTAAAGTGTCAGGAGAATCCTCACTTATAAACACGTTCCCTACGTTTTCGTTACCATATACACCTTTTTCATCATTTGCCTTCATCGGTGTAGTCAACTTAAGACGGCCGTTGAAATCCACCTCAGGTGTAATTAAATCCTGATATCGATTGGACGCTTCAAAATAAATCCTATCCCCAGCATCGTCTGCATATAATTTTGTGGCAGAGCCCGTTATAGATCCTGACGTGTTATAAAATGCATGCCTGTCTGTAAAGGTTACATATTTTATTTGCATTCTTCCCGAAGATGACTGTCGACGGGCTTCACTACTAATTAGGGTATCCAGTATCCTTGTCTTATTGTCTAATATTCCTGCCATTCTTTATACCCCTATAGTCCATCTCCACAATAACTATTCAATTCTTATCGCCTCAATCCTAGAAGGATTGCCTGTTCGGTCAACCGCATGGCCATCAAAATATGGAAGTGATGATGTAAAAAACTTACTTAAGTTCTGTGACGTTGTCTGGTCAGCATCAATTATATTATTAGAGCTGTCAACAAACATGACTTTTACAGGGCCATCTTCTACACTCGATACCCCTCTATTATTCGGATCTTTTACAAAAAATCTTGTATCACGTCGTTGTTCCAGCATATCCCTAAATTGACCATAATGATCATAACGAAAAACAGCGCTGGAATTAAATTTATTAATTGATGCTATACCATACCTGAATCCCTGTGAATCAACAAATCTTTCGTTTTTTACCCACCTGGTTGACCTTGCACCAGTCGAGTCGATTACATCGACCAGTTTGTGTTTATATCCCACCTTAAATAACACTGATTTTATCTGATCATAGTGCTGCATTCCCAGCAACAGTGATCGATCTTCAGTAGCGCTTAATACTAACGTCATAGATTCATCAGTCACACGTGTAGGTGTATTTGCATAAGGGAATGGTAATGATGCACTAGATGCGACGATGGTAAGATCACGGCTGGCGAAGTTCCTGAGTGCTCCGGATGGAAATATTACAGGTCCCCTGCCTCTTCGCATCGTCCTTCCTGAAAGTGTTTCTATGTCGGGGCCTCCCTGCTTAATATAATCTGTAATGCTGGGCATCATAGAATCATAATACCTCTCAGTATCGTCTACTATCTTAAATCCTCTTAATAAAGAGCCAGTAATTCCTTGTGTACCGGCAGCAGTAGAACCTCGTAGCCCGCGGACGTGATCACTAATTGGTGGTATTGTGTACCCCAGACCGGTCTTAAAAAATCTACCAGCGCATATGCTGTCAATAAATGAACCACTAAATGAAGAAACAGGTTCTACATCAAACTGATCTACAATTGGATTGTCATAATGTAACGCCTCATGTATCGCATTACTAGTCAGGGGCTGGTTACTTTCTGACTCTTTGGGCAATGATTGCTTAAGTAGACTACCAAATAATGTTACTTTACTGGGACCGGGAGCCATATTTGACGCATATAAGTCTGCTATTGCTTTTTCGCCTGTGCTGTCAAAGCTAAATCCAGGTTGTTGTTGTGATACAAAACCAAAAACCAATCTGTCTTTTGGCATTAAAATGTAAGGGCTAGTCCTCTGGAGATCCGTCCATGGCTGTAGCATTGGTTCGTTGAGGGGGTTTGAGGCAAATGCCTCAAATTTACTACCACTAGGGACTGCACCCGGTATGGGTGCAACCATACTCCTTCCGCTGGCGTTTCCAAATAAATCTCTACCCCCATCGGGGTTTCCGTACCAAAAATAGTCAGATGTGGGGGATGGATCTCTAGTTCTTGAGGCATACGGAGCATTTGTCCATATACCAGGAGAGGTTACTGCCTTCTCCAACCTAAATGAACCGGTAACACCATCCTGTCCGGATTTTTCCTTTAAGATCAGATCTCTTTTTTTCCAATAGGGTAATGCATCTATATCTACGCTCGAGCCAGCAACTGCAATGCTTCCGAAAGCAACTAGCTCCTTGTGCCTAGACACAGGAAACGGTCCATTAGGCACTGATAACACCGTGTTAGTGCCCTCTGTCTCAAGATACTGTAACATCCTACCGGACGTGATGGAGTTATTTAGGGACGTGCCAAACTGATTTAAAATAAAAAAGTTAGATGTTGATGTCGCATTTAAAAGTGAACCAATAGGGTATGTGCCTACCGTCCCCGACCACTCGAAAACCATTTTTTCTAATAGAAATGGGTGGGTAAGATATTTTGACATATCAAGTAATTGTGAACCAGTCGCATCAAACTTACTTGCCTGCGGAAATCCTGCATAATTTGTTGGCATACCTGAAGTTTCTGCAGTTCTATCATAGGGAATAGATCCAAACGCAATTCCCATAACCTGGTTTCCAAAAGCGACCATTGACCCTGTTCGGACCATATTTCTTTCATTAGCGTAATCTACATTGCTACCTGATGTCAGGTCTCCTATAGCCTCCCATCGCCTATTATTCCAGTTAAAGTATGCAATCCCTGAATTTACTCCAGCAGCATAACCAGAAGCATTGGGTAATGTACCGGTCGACCATGTGATCTTTGTATCTTCCAGCGGGTCTAGGTTTATCACTATTTGTGTCTTATCAGCTAGCCGTGCATCAAACCCGGGCAATATATTGGGATCAGTGCCTGTTTGATAAAATGATGATGCCGCATCTAGGTACACGCGTGTTTCATCAAAAGGACTTATTGATTGACTTGGTATGTTATTTTGATTTATCTGAATTAGTGCATCAGAGACACCAGGAATAAGACCTCTCACCCCTGTTAGCGACGACGTAAGATAAGAGACTGAGTTTATGGTATCAAATAATGGATAATCCTTATTAAGCATTATTGGGTACTGCACTGTCGTTGTTGAATTTGTACCGGAAAATGCCAGAGTCAGCCGGTCATCAAATGGATCTGTAAATGTCCCTAAAAAGTCTTTATCACCCGTCCTTGCGATTGTGGGGTATTTGCCTAGTGCATTATCCTTTTTATTCAGTTGGACCCTAGGGGGCAGGTTTGTGGGGCCTGAGATGTATCCAGGGCGGAGCGTTTTATTATATATTGCCTTAATTTCTTCATCGGTTAACCGAACGCCCCACATTGCAAATTCCGCCAACTGTCCATCAAGCTCGGAATCAGGTGTAGGCCAGGCACCAATATATAAAGCGCCTGATGAATCAGGTTGCATACCATCATAACTAGATGAACTTGAATAATCCTCCATGTCCACTGTCACGCCATTCACAAATAATGACATCCCTACATATGCAGAGGGCCCTCCCCGGCCGTCATATGTTACAACAATATGATTCCACTTTTGGTTATAATCGCTAGGAGATACAGCAGCGGCGCTTCGTATTTGTTGCGATGAGGTATTGGCCTGGTCACGGATACTAAATACAAATTTTTGATCAACACCATGGTATAAAAGATATTCCCAGCCTATGCCACTATCTTTAGCAAACAAGTAATGTGGTTCGCCGGCTTCGATATTATCAAAGTTTACCCACAGACTAATTGAAAATGGTTTATCAGAACCAACATACGGAGTGCCGCCACTTGCAATGTGGCTAAATGATAAAAGCGCGCTCGTCACATCTGCGCTTCTGCCGGCAGAATCATTAAATGTTGCTGCTGGAACGTTGGCGCCGTATTCACCTAATGCCACCATAGAGGCGGGTACCGTCCCATTATACGTTATTGATAATGAATGTGGGCCTTCATCAATAGGTGCAAGGGGTGTCATATGTGCCCATATAACTAATTGATCAGAGCACCTCTGTGAGTACACATGTCCACTATAAGAAAATGTGCTATTTAAGTCGTATACACCAGTTTTATTTGCGGTAGCCATTACTTTAACCATCCCCCAAATGCTAGTGAATCTGTACCCTCTGGATTATGACCATATGTGAAACCAGCAGTCGACGACTTGTGATCAAACGGAAGCAGACTATTTTCACTAGAACCCGTCAATTGATATAACACTTCTTTCATTTCGAAATCATGATCTCCATAGTCTGCCCACTTATATTCTTTTTTTGATATGTCAACAAAGGGCGTGAATTTCCCTAGTCTAAAATCAATATTTCCGGGTAAGGGTAAAGAAGATGTAAGAAATACATTCTGACTATCGAAAAATGGTACCGTCACAGGAGCTTCATTTTTTCCATTATAAATAAACTGACTTATTTTTGTGTTATTACGCAACGTCAGTGTATACATAGAAGAGATTGATGCCTTAATAGTATGTGGATAAAACTTTGAACCGCTAAGCTGTCCCTGGAGATCACCGCGGCGGTCGATAAACCTTCGAATAGTCAACGGTTCGATCACACCATCCATTTGCCCATCTTGTACTAGTGACGTATAAAAAACGGGGTTGGGATAAGAAGGAATTGAACCAGCCGTCATATCACGTAATGTCGAGCCTGAAGAGTAGCCCACCTGATCAACAAAGGGAGTCTCTTCATTAAACTCATATGACTGGCCATGGATTGTTTGCAACAGGCCATGGGAGACCCGGGATTCTAGAGCACTTGGTGAACCCAAGCTAGATGGGATTCCAAGTGCCGTATCCGGAAGGGCATCATCAAAAAACTTGTTAGGATCGCCATAACTTCCAGACTGGCGTAATACAATAGAATCTTCACTCCATATCTGCGGAACGTTGGCTGAATAAAATGTGTGCTTAACCTGTGTTATCGATACGCCCTGACGAAACATAGAAATTGTGCCACTTAAGGTGGCTTGCATTGTTTTTCTAGTCTTTCTATTAGAGCTCATCTTCTAACTAATCCTTCTTTATAACAGCAATTATAAGTGAGGGTGCCGGTTGGGGATTTGTGTCTGTTTTATTTGATATCAAGTTTTCAACACTTGAGGATTTTGCCGTAGTTCCCCACTGGGGCGTCTCGTTGTTTTCGCCACCACCACTATTATTGTCTGATGGTTTTGACTGATTGCCCTTTCCAGGAAAACCTGAGCTGGCATTGACCGATGACTTTAAGCCTGGCAAATTCGTACTATGGGGCGTATCAGCTTTTTCGGGACGATCTCTAGACGCACGAAGTGAAAAGGGAACGTTAACGTCCTGCCAGTCATATCTAAATTTCGCGCGTTCTAACATATGTGACTCTATTATAAAATTAACGCCTAGAAAATTTGTTCTAGAAGGAACTAATCTGTCTATTAAAATTCCTATTGTGTCGTCGAACCATTTAAAGAATTCAAAAAACTCTTTTATTTTTATCCTACGTGTTAATCGATTAAAGTAAATGTCTCGAAGACGTCTTAGGTCTGGGTATGTCTCCGAATATAATAATTCCGGAGCACCAATGATGTTATTGAAAATATCTAAATTAGAAAACATTGTGATGATATCTTCATTCAACGCCTGCACTAGAGAATTCTCAACAGAAAATCTGACATCGTCTTCTGGACGGATTGATTTTCGTGGTTCATAAACCGGTGCTATCTTACCCCCCAATTCTTCAACATTTTTTATACTTTGAAAACTTCGTATGCGAATCTTATTGTCCGAGGAACGCTCATCAAACCGCGGATCAATATAGCTATAAGAAAACCTTTCAGGCTTTATTACTCTTTTAGATTTTTCAAAACCAGTAAATGTTGCGCCGCCTTTTCCAAAAGTTTGTGAAAAATCAGTCAAGTACAACATTCCTTCTTCATTTGAATTAGTAACCGGCTGATCCATTGTTGTGTCAAGCCTTAATCTTTGCCATGAGCCGGTGGTCGTAAACGTAAAATTAAAATTGCTAAAGGGATCTCTTACACCCGTCGACTTAAAGTCTCGGGTGTGTGTAATAACATCAGCCTTCTCTAAAGCTTTAGACCAAAATCTCACTCTGCTAACTTTTCCTGTAAACATCGTCTGGCGTATCTGATCATTTACGGATGCATCTGGATATGAAGCATTAAGGAAATTGTTATAACTGTTGTTAATGCTTTGTGAGCCAATACAGATAAATGACCCGCTTGTATTAATGACACTTACGTTTTGAAGAACATTTAGTGCTGGATTACTCTCGCTAACGAAGCTGCTAGTCATGTGTAATGCGGCGATATCACCATAATTTTGACGTGATGCATTAAGAAAATATGATGAACTTGTCCATGAGTTCATCTGATCATTTCTCCTTCTGCCGAATGAGATATGCCACTTATTTCCGTCAAAAATATTGACTCCAGTTAAGTTAAGTTCAAATGGCCTGTTTGTTGAAGGCTGATTGCCACCGGCATCTACCATACCCATAAGTCTTAATGAAGCCGTAGTAGGAGATCTTCCTGAAAATATTGATGATGTTAAAGCTAATAAGTTAAATACGACTTTTGGAGATGCATGATCACTACCGGTTATATGAATCCTTGCTAACGACTGTGTTCCTGGATGAATCATATTTCCGGTCAGAGGAGAATATTTATACAGTCCCTCAAATGCCCATGAACCAGATGTTAATAAGCCATCATCAGGCTCTGGTGACATACCATATGTGTACCCTTTAGAGATTAAGTCAGAGGTCTTAACGAATGAAGTGGCCTTGGGTTTTGGATATCCCAATGAGGGCCCCGCATAACGTGATGAAGACAGAAATGCTGACTGAAAGAACGGGTAGTCAGGTGAAATTCCGGTATTAGGATCCGGTGTTCCGGCGCCGTGAGGATCTTTTTTCAGTGCGAATGTTCCAGTCATAGTTCCACTGAATGATGCCATGGATGAGACCTCGGTTTTATAACGCCTGTCTTGATCAATGGTCAGGGTTTTGGGTCCACCGAACTCCCTAAACCTAAAATTTGAATCTGGATCTAGGCCAGTGGCTCGAATTAATGCCTTTATACCATGTACCGTGCCTTTGCTGTTGACAATTTCATGCATATTAACAAGAATTCGTCTCCATATTTGCCCCTGAATATGCTTCAGGCTTTTATGGGGCAATTGCTCTTTTACTGTAAGGTTCTCACCCTCAAACATCTGTTTTATGCTAGCATTTGAGTAAAAAGATGGTAATGTAAACCCATGTAAATCACCTAATTGTGGTAAGAAATGATCTGCAATCCCTTTTGTTTCTATATAGTCTGGATGAACTAGTTCACCAAAGTGATCTAGATACATTTTAATCTCATCAAAAAACTTTGCCCACATTAACGATAAGATAGAAATAATTTGAGGCGAGGACATCTTTCCCCCACCAGGAAAATCAGAAGATCCAGATGAAAATAGCTGCCCAACACCACCATCATAATCTGATAGCCCTTCAGCAAACTGGGCCTCAAGTAGATAATGCTCAGGAATTAAGTTTGTAATAAGATTTGGGTTATTAGTATCATAGTCGCTTGCAGATGATAGTAATTCCATGTTGAGATTTATTATGCTACTATCAAAAGGAAAAAGAATGGGATTAACACCAGGCAACTCAAGCCGAAGAGGCATTTTTAAACCGCCACTGTACCTGAGACGTTCTTTAAAGTTTTTTACCTCTGCGTGCAATCCATGCCCGGAAGAGTCTAGGACTAGGGGAGCTATCGAACTTTGCGCTTTGCCGGGAATTGTTCCAGATGGCTCATTAAACTTATAATATGCCTTCAGACTATCTTGTGCAAATACATTTCTTATCTGAAACTCTTTCTGTTGGGCCGGTGATCTTAATCCATTGAATATTCTAAGCTCATCTAAGGCGCCTGAAAATGTTTGTCTTGGCTCAAAATAGCTAAGTGTTCCATCACCCTTGGCACCCGACATGTGTAGCGTTCCACTTCCTATGATTAGTGGGGCGAAGGTGTATCCCAAAGAACCCATCTCACTAGACATCGTTGAAGTCGCTATTAAGTTTCCGCTTTGATAAAGCTCTATTTCATGGTACCCAGGATTTCTGTTAAACGTTACACAAACATTCCGAAATCCTCCCTTCTGTAACTTCATTGAACTAGTAATAACGTGATTCGTCCCGGACGACATCAAGGCAAAGAATGTACACTCTTCCGTACTTTCACTTGGGTTTAGTCCAATTGTAAATCCTGTATTCGTACCTGACAACCTCTGAAGTAATACAGAGCCAGAATTGAATTCTTTCGCTAGCGCGACAGAAAATTCGATTGTTGTAGTCGAATCACCAGGGCCCAGAATCGTACCTCCACTCCTGTCTTTAGACAGACTAGGCTTATAGGCTCCTGCCTTATCAGATATCTGTATATAAGTTCCTTCATGTGATAGCGCATCATATGAACCAGAGAAATGCAAAAATCCCCTTCTCTTTGGAAATCTATCATATACATGTTTTTCAAATCCAGTAAGTGAATCGAAAAAACTACTTATCTCATCAGTGTTGCCATCAAATGGGAAGTTATTAATAATTCTGTCAAATGCAACATTTACTTTTGACTCAGCAGAATTAAAGAATGTGTGATTTTCGAATTGTGAAAAGTCAACGTTCAGTTGCTGTGTTGATTTGATCCCAGTAAGACCGGGCGTATCATAATGAAATGAAGAGGTACCGATAATGGTACCGGTCAATATTGCAGCGTACTTATTTGAAGAAATCGAACTATCGAATGCTATCTTTTTAACAACTGCCGGTGAAAATAGCGATGTCTTACTAAAAAATGGGCGATTTTTTTTCATGAACTTATTCGTTTACCCTAAATCTTAAATTTTCTGCGCGTAATATTATCTCGCTTCCACGATCTACAACCGAAAACTCTAGAGTGTAATCCTGTCCCGGCGGGAGGGAGTCCATATACATGTCAAATGACATACCTTGAGAATCACTTGATAGTCTAGTACCATTATTCCCTTTTGTGAATGGGATTATAATTTCACCACTATTAATATTGATGGCGCGCCAGTATACCTCTTCAAGAATTATACTCTTTAACCTGTAGGGTAGTTTGTAAGGTTTTTCGTTACGCTTAAACTCTCTTGCAAAGATCCTGAATGTTGTCCGTTCCGTCACATCATATACTGCCTTTGCATTCAAAACAGTAAATTGAAGATCACGTGGGACATCTACAAAGCTTGTGCGTGGGTTTGCCTTTATAGTTAAGCTGCCTGTATAATACCCTTGCTTTCGATCAATTGATGACCAATATTCCTCCAGAGTTAAAGAACCACTGGCTGCTGCAAAATTAGACACTGTATCAGTGCCTATAACGACTGACGATTCTGCAAATGGTATTGCAAATGATGCCGAATATACACCGGTCACGTAGTTATATGATTCTGAAGTGTCGCCATTATACCATAGAGTTCCTGCCTGGTGTTGCGATGCACTCATCGTCTTCTTAAATGAGCCTGTACGTAATGTTAGGAGCATACAATTAGTACCTGTAACTGGTGTTAATGCGGTACCAGAAAGTATATTTGCGGGTGAACTTCGATGAAAATTATTTAAAAATAGTGATCCTGTAATATCAAAATAAAAATTCTGGTGATGATCAACAACTGCATTGTCATATGAAACATTCAGTCGTGGGCGTAGTCTCCTGTTTCTTACATGCCGACTTGCAAACCTCTTGACAAATCTTGTTTTTTCGTCTCTTTCTTCTGAGCCTGTATATGACAATCTCCAACCGCAATCAGGCAAAATACCAGCGAGGGTCGCCGACACTATTGTCGTAACATCCATCTTTAGATTTTCCGTGCCATTCTTAAAGTATTGTTTTACGCCTAGGCCCCTTAAAGAGGATCCGTCGTTTAAGTTTCCGGAAACTATAATGTCTAAGTTCGTAGGATATCCAGCCGATGTAGCGGTATGATCAATATTCCCTTGTGAATCTGCACCAGATAAATACCATGGGCTCACTGTTGAGTTGGCCACTGAGGCAGTTATAAAGTTTGCTCTATCCAAGTCCGAAAATGATGCCACGTCCCTGCCAATACCTTCATCAAATGATTGCGAAAGGGGGAAGAGAATTAAACTAAAGTTAGAAGGAACAACCTGGCCTCCCATTATATCAAATAACTCAAGCTCACACTTGAATGCCGAGCTACCTAAATTAAGTTCGCTATTCTTTAGCTTGTTTATTCTATCAAAGTCAAACTTTATTAATGCGCGAGAAAGCTCATTTGTTGTTGTAGTTCCGCTCAGAATAGATTCATCCCACAACCGAAATATATCAAGAGTTGATGCATACCCAGTGTTCGCATCTGAAGCACTAAAATTGCTATTGATTATTTTGTTTGTAATGTATGTGTCTTTACTGGCAGTTAAAATAAAATACATTGTTCACCTATGATGCATGCCCAATAATATCAAAATCAGGATATTTCATTTCAAATATTGCGCCAGAGGGGGGGATTATAAGGCCCCTTCGACTGTTGCTCTTAATATCGAATGAATAGTCACTATACCTACGATCCTCATTATCCTTATATAAATTAAAGACAACGGGTTGTTTAGCTAGTGCTATAACACCCTCAGTGTTGATAATAATATTTGTTATGTCCGCGTTTATTATTGGTTGCCCTATTTGAAAATTCTCAAGTGACATAAGTTCTGTCAAATTATTGATCACCCCTTGAATGACTGCATTTTTGTTTGCCGTGGGGTGGGTTACGATAAAAAACTCTATCCCAATATTTATTACCGGTGCATCAACAATATCAACGGCATCAGAAATAAGGCGAAATTCGTTTAGATATTTTCTAAGGTTTTTCTTTAATGCGTCAGGTGCTATAATTAGATTTGCATCTGAATCCATGCAGATGAGATGCATTATCGCAGCCATAGGATTATTGGGATTATTTGAAATTGAAGCGCGGTAAACTCTTCCATAGTTCGCTGGCATGGTGTACACTCTTGCTAAAAGATCTTGTGCACTGACAATCCTCGACTGCATCTGTTTCATTGCCGGCACTTTCGCCTTTAATTCCTCTAGTGTAGGTGCTTCCGTACCGCCACCCGTAGGCGACGAATTTGTGACCTCTATCGTCTGTCTTAACATTTCGACCTCAGATGCAGATAACTTTCCAGGAAAGCGTATGTTCAACACGTTAATGGATTCTATTGAGTTAACTGCCAGGTTGTGAGAAATACCTCCCCCATGCCGATATCTTACAGAAATTACAGTATTTTTTGGAGCTATACCCAGTGTTTGTGTCCCTAAAATGTCATTGGGATCTATTGAGAATCGAGGAAATGTTTTCTTTCCATAAAGAGGTAATGATAACTCACTAGGATCTGGTATTATGTCATTGTCTAAGACGTTTTCATCTCCAGAACCAAATTGTATTGAGGTTAGCCTTGTTGATGGATCTACCAAATTTAAAAACCTATATGGCGCTGGAATTATCTCCATATGGGTTTCAACCAGGTGATTATCATCATCTAAGTTTGGTGTACCACCAAATACAACATTCTGCGTTAACGATGAGACCTCATAATACTTGTTTCTATTAGCATCACTTACCTCCATTATCTCAGTAATATCCGTATTTGACAGTGTTATCTGTCTAAATGGTTCATGAATGTCTGATATTATAAATTGTTCTGTTGTCTCTTCACCAGAAACAATCGTTCCCTCTAGAGATACTATATAATAGAATGGGTTTGCGGCACCTGTGGCATTTACACTAGACACAAAAATTTCAACACTGGCCAATAGCTCATCTGCTGGGGACGTCTTCGTAAAGTCCAGTTCTTCTATCAGATTATATATGACGCCGGAAGATGAACTAAACGTCGTGCCCAAGCCTATTATCGGTAAAAATCTTCTATCAGGAACACTTTCACCCTGCACTGTCGTAGCTGGAACCTTTATAGACACTTTCATGGTTCCCACCGCAGGTGACACTGTTGTAATGGGTACCCCGGCTTCTCGTAAGTGACGAAGGATATTTACATGTTCGATTGCAGTAGATGGAAAAAGCTCATTGAACTGATGGTCTAAATAAAATGACATTGAATCGCCAATAAACGCAGCCATATCAACGAATAGGCCCCCTAATGAGGCCTCAGAAAAATCCTGAATCTTGTCAGGAAAATACGTCCGTGCATAGGATATAAGTTCTTTTCGAAATGAATCAAAGTCTCTTGCGAGGTATGACTTGTTTCTTACTTTCTTTAATTGTTTCTGTATATCTTTTGGCATGTTTATCCTATAGTATCTATGATTACCTCAATCGCGCCTGTTTCATCACCATAGCCCTCAACGGTAAATGTAACCTGGACACCGATTTGAATCACCTGCTGGTCTTCATCGGGGCCACGTCGAAATGTTGAAAAGCCAGATAAGTTTACATATGGCATATATTTTGCTACGGCGTTAGATATTTGTGTCATTGCCCGGGCATCCGTATCAGAGTTTGTAAGCTCTGTGCTCAACCACTTTAGATTTCCACCGAAATCATACAGCCCTAATCTCTCACCCCAGTTTGTTAGAATTAAATTTCGTAAATTATCCGACACTTGCCTAAACAAGGTCGTATGCATCTGAAATAAGCCTTGTTCATTCCCAAATTCCACCGGAGTCTTTATCCCAATTGGAACAACATCGATTGCAGTAGTAACACCGACTTCTTCATTAATATACTCAGCCATGTCCTGGCCTACTGACTTAAAGTCGTATGTCTTTTGGATCTGTTTCATCTATCTTTTACTCCAGCACACATGGATAAATATGTCCGTGATTAATTCTATACTGAAGTAAATTATAAGATAATTACAAAAATAATATATGGTGTTTATCAGGTTGGTGAAAACTAGTCGGCAGGAGCTGGCATAATTGTGGGTTGAACAAACCCAAAACGAATGTCTACGACAGGTGTAACAGCTATGCACCACCTAAGTATCGCTCGTGACATAGCATTATCCGCGGCTGTGGATGTCTTAAAAGATCCAGGCCCTATTGATAGTGGTCCTACGTATGGTGGTGGAATTTTTGGTGGAACACTAAAAATCATATTGCTACCCTGGGTCATTTTGGATAGGAGATGGGTCTCTACATCTGACTGAATTGCATTCAGAAGCTTAACATGCCATGCACGAATGGTGCTAACATACGTACTGATGTCTGCGTCTGAAAGCGTTCGAGCACCGTTAGCATCTACAGCAGATTCCCATGTTGTTATCGTCTCTCTCTCCGTCTCGGTAGCTCCCCCGGCCTGATATAATCCTAGGCTCTTTAAAATTTCTTCTACCTTTGTTGACAAGGGTGCAACAAAGCCCATGGGCTTAAATGGTTGGAGACCATATGCTATTTTAAGCTCCGGAAAAACTGTTTCTTGAATTGCCAAAACCCACCTCGTCTCAAGTACTTCCATCGTGGTAGGATATGCCTCACCATTCATATCAGCACCTGCCGATTGATGATGATGGGGCTCAGCATCTATAAAATCATAAAGTGGGGGTGTTGATGAATCACCGGAAGGTACAGTGCCACCAGCCTTGATAATACTGTCACTTACTACCTTATTAATATCTTCAAAGATTACTTCAGAATTAAAGTCAGAAGAGCCAGAAACTGCGTCGCCTATTATTGGCCCAGCAAGCTTCATAAGCTCTATATAATCAATGACATCTGTATTTTTCTGGACTGCGGTTTCATATATACCGCGGATTGCCTTGTAAAGAGGCAAGTTTAATATTGACTCAAGAGGTATTTTACCTACAGATGGTGGCTCAATCTGATTGTCGTCTGCATCAAATTTTTCAGTTGCCCAATACGCAGAGATAAAAGGCGACGTAGCACCGGTAACTGCTGACGCCCTGGTCAACAAATATGCTAACACTGGACCATATGTGCCGGGATCAGCTGCAACCTGAGCATCTTGTATTGTTAGGATACCACTTACATAATTTATAGAATCCTCGGAATCAGGATTATAAAAGTGGTTTAAGTTTTTTGCTACAAGATTTACATACTGTTTCCTAAAGCTAGGATCAGGTCCATAAGCATTAGAAAAAACTGGGTTCGAATCATCTTGAATTAAAGATAAAAGATCGGGAAGAGACGACATGATAAAAATTAACCGCCCTTGTCAGAGATATATCCCACCTTGCTTAAAAATTTGGGCAATTTAGATTTCAAGGTTGAACATGCCTTATTTAAGGGTTGAACTGGACTTCCGTGGCTGTCGACGGATACACCGGCCGTAGAACAAAATTCCAGGAGCATGTCATGTAAAGCCTTACCCAACACCAATGGCTCGGTGGCCGACTTTTGTGGATCACCTAAATATATTTGGTCATCTCTACCATCACCTATTAATATTTTCTTGGCATCAATACCCAAAGTACCATCACTTAGTAGTGTTATAACACACTGGCTATCACCTGGTGTGCCTTCTTTTACAATTCGAACGCTTCCGGACTTTCGGCCGATTATCCTAACCTCGTCCGACTTTGTAACAACAAAAGGTTTAAAGCCGGCTTCCAGGGCGCTTCCGGCCCAGTCACCTTCAGGGTATGCCAAACCAAAGCGCTGATCGCCGTCAAGTTTCATTGAAATATTAATTCTGCTCAGATCATACTCAAAATCCGGATCGCCTTCTCTAGGATTTGCTGAGATATTGCTGGGGCCGGATTGTTGAGGATTTAATGGCGCAAAATTTATAGGATTTTTCTCGGTCTCATCATATCCTCTAAAGTTTGAACTCTTTCCGGCGGAAGTGCCAACCTCCTGGCCACGTCCGGCTACAATGTCTATAGCACCGGTTGATAAGGCGTCTTCGAGTTGCCACTTAGAGGGGGGTGAAGCACCTTCATCAGTTATCGTGCTGTTTAGCTCCGTGGGGAGTTGGCCCTGTCTTAAAATTGAGCCAGGTGTACCGGGGGTAGCATTTGATAAATTTGCCACTTCAGGAATATAAAACATAGCCTTGTTGCTAGCTAGCGAATTCTCATCACTACCTGCATAGGGCACCCCTTTAAATTTATCAATTTGTGGAGCGGATGCTTCGTCGGCCGCGCTGTAACCACGGGATTGGCCCAAACAGATAAGTGTGTTATTGGAACCTTGCAAAGTGAGATCGCCCGGGCGGGGTGTGAAACGAGGGACAGACTCAAAAGTTGTTGCTCTGGATGCCAAAGAGCCGGTGAATATTTGATCATACCGTTCGACCGGGGAAACGGGCATTGAACTTTGTGTATTTCCCCCATTTGGAAATTCATGAAACTTTGGATAGGGTGGTTCCATCTTTACGTTCGATTCCATCATCTGGCGATCTAAATGAGTATAATTTATATCATCAACAAAGTTCGGGGCGTGAACCCTGCATACCCAGTACGCAATATCATTAATGTTATTGGGATCCGGATCAAATATCCACACAATTTCCCCAGCTTTGATGGGAAGCATAAGGTGGGGCGGAAACATAGGATATACACACATCATGTCGCTTGTTAGACGTGCGGCCGCACCCTCAGTAATCTGCACAAGCAAAGAGTTTCTCGGGGCTGCGTCAAATATTTCCTCATTTGATGTCCTGTCACGATATGATAATCGCCTTGCTGGGCTGAGTGCTGACGGATCATACATCACCTCACACACGACTGCCTTCGTAAATATTAGCGAAGGTACACCATCTGCGGGTGAGGGATTTTCCCTAAGGGCTACCTGCCCTAGAAAAGCCCCCACAGGATCTTGTGCAAAGATAGACACTATTAGTCACCATTAATCTTTGAAAAAATATCATCTGGATCAACTTTTGTGGCGCGCTCCTCGGATTTGTTTATGAGCTCTGCCAGCTTAAGGATCTGCTCATTGGAGCGACTCATTCTCTCCAAATACTTTGCCAAGGTAGGTCCTAACGTTATGTGTTCAGTGGTGCCTTGTTGCATCTGTTTAAATGCGCTGGTGAATAGCATTCCGGCATTTTCCCTATCTGTAACTGCATTATGGTAAATCTCTTTCCACAGCATCTTCTTTTTGTCTTCGCTTGACTCAATCGAATCAAGCAAATCTGCGAACCCATCAATTTTAGAATTTATATCAGAAAACTTATCAAGCATGGACGAAATTTTTTCTATATTATCACTCATTTATCCTCTCTTAATTTTTCTTTGATTATTTCTTTATAGTGTTTTCTAATGGACGCCATGGCGACTGACAATTGTTTTGGGCTTAGGCCCGATATGTCTCTTACATAAACAAATATTGCTCTTTTATTCAAGAAATCAAGCTCATCGATATTCTTAAATACCGTATCTATAGCATTAATACACCTGACTTCTTTCTCGCCCCTTACACGCCCTGCAATCACCTCCAATATATTATATATCTCTTGACGAAAACCACGATTTATTAAAATTTCGTCAGGAGGTGGGGAAAAATCAAAGTTTGATAAAATTTGTAGATCAATTTTTGACATAGAATCAACATCGCTTAAGCTAGTATGGCGGTATGACGTCTTTTTTAGCTTTCTCGTATGCATAATGAGCCAGTTTTTTGCAACAACGTTGAAATAAGAAAAAGCCTTTGTACCGCGGCTTGGATCCCATTTATTGAGCGTCTCGTATAAAAAGCTAACACAATCATTTTTTAGATCCTGATAGCTTTCCATTGGGGTTATAAACCCATATACAAATATCAAGTTCTCAGACAGTTTATCAAAGGCAGGCAAAATATGCTCAACATATAACTTCTCTTTTTCTTCTCTAGATTCACAGTTCTGATAGTTTTGAATTGACTCTTGTGTCTGAGGGCTGAAGTATAAGTTTGACTTTCCCTTTTTTCTTTTTATTTTTTTAATCTTCTTTGTCAAATCTATTCCTCAGTTTCCTCATTTTCATCTTCGTCTATTTTTTCTGGCTTGTTGACCAATATATTAGCAATATAGAGTACTGAGTCTTGACAGCCCTTTACATCTTTTAAAACCTGTCTTATTTCAGCACTATCATAAAATAGTGGTGTCTGTAAGATTTTAGAGATTGATGCATATCTCTCATCTAATACGTCTAAAGACTCCTCAATCGCATCTTCTACCTTTATTATAATAAGTGCAAACTTTATTAAAAAATAAACTGTTATTGTCAGAAGAAACAATAATATAACTGTAAGTACCCACAAAATTGCTTACTCCAAATAGTGCCCTATGGTCTCTTCATAGTTTGCGTTTATTGCTTCTTGCTTATACAGGGGTACAAGCTTTTCCTTAAGATCTTCAGCCCACTTGGTAGGTGCTGAATTGCCTTTATAAAACTTTCTCAATCTTTTCTTCGCGTCATCTTCGCGCGGTTCAGCCCACCTGGAACCCTTTATAAAGATAACATTGTCGATACGTGTTGGATCAATATCAACCATATCATATTCTACCCCTATAAACTTTCCCTTTCCGAGGAAGTCTAGATGTCCAGACCACGAAGTAGCAATAACGGGTAGGCCGGAACATGTTGCCTCAAGTAGAGGAAGACCGTAACCCTCACCCCTTGTTAGCGATACTAGCGCCTTTATCTTGGGATGCCTATACAGGCTAGCCATTTCTTCTTGTGTCATCGTACCATGTAACAGATGGAATTTGGGATATTTTCCTGGACGGACCTCTTTTAAAACAGAGCTGAATGTATTCAACGTTACTTGCTTGTCTATCTTTGTGTTACGGCCGCTATTCGTCTTAAGGACAATACCTACGTCCTTATCATCCTTAAATTCTTCGCACAACCACTTAAGAGTATAAAACAGGTTCTTTCTATCATTTTTAGGATTATTGCCTGTTAGTTGTCCTACCACTAAAAAGTTAAAATCCGTGCTTAATTCTAAATCAAGGGATTCTAATTCACCATCAACAATCTGTTCATAAATTGCCTCCGGGACAACATCTAAAGGCTTACTGACATATCCTGTGTTCTCAAGACAGCGCTTCGCGTGGGTGGAAGGAACAATAACATGATCCATATCATTACATGCGTGGACCCAGCTGCCATTGCACCTGTCAGTCTCCACAACCGCTGACATTCCAATATTTGTTCTGGCTAGGTTGGGATCCCATTCATTGGGTAGTTGAAGTTGTATGGAAACATCAAACCCTCCTTCAGGAGGGGGATTTGAACGGCGCATAATTTCACCAATCAAACCATTTTCAAGATCTGGATTAACCATCCAGCTAGTCATTCCCCATGGAACAATACCAACGTGAAGATCTATATTTTTTTTAGTTAAAAGATATTTGAAAACCTGTCGTGAGTGGGTACCATATCCTGAATAACTTAAAAGGGGCGCTCTTAAAATAACTTTTTTCATTACTTTTTCCTATAGGGTTGTGCAGTTCCATGGCTCATATCTAGATCTCCAATTTTCATGGAGCTCAGTCAAAGTCTCATCCCATCTGGTGACGACATCATTCAGATTAAATTCAGAGTCCACATACTCTAACACTTTTTTACTTAACTTTTCTCTTTCGTCAGGAGACAATTCATATAATTTCATTATCCCCTTTGCTGTCGTCTCATTTGAACAATAATCTTCATAGATATAGGGAACCTGTTGTGAGCCAACGAGACTCTTAAGCTCTACGGGAAGTGCAACGCCATTTTCCGTACCATCGCGGTGATCAACAACCTGTCTGGTAAGACCACCGGTTTGCACGGCAATAATTGGGTTTCCTGTCTGCATAGACTCTAGGGTTGAAAGGCCGAAGCCTTCAGCATAACTTATTTGTATACATGTATCAGTGATGTTGTGAAGGAGATTCATGTGATCAAAGGAGACCCTCTCGGTTGAAAATACAACATTATCCTTTATTCCCAACATCTCAACAGCGCTAAGCAGATTAGGGCCCTCTTGGTCCAGTGGATCTGTATGCATTAACAATGTAGCTTTTTTGTGGCCGTGCTGTTCTTCAAGCATATCAAGAAATAATTTCCATGATTCCAAGACATCATTCGGACGTTTTCGCCTGGCATTCCTATTAACCCATAATGCAACGAAATGGTCAAGTCGCTCTTTACCCAAAAACTGTTCTCTAAATTTCATTTTTTCGTGTGCCGGTAATGGAAAAAACGTATCTTTGGGTAATGCATGTGGAATAAAATTTGTTCGCTCTGGTACTATTTCTTTACACATTCGGTATGTCAAGTGAGAATGACAATTAATTAAATCTGTTGACTCATAGAGAACTTTATTAAATTCTGGAACGGGATAATTATCCCAAACATGCCAGTACGCAATGGGACATACCTGGTGGATTTCATCTTCCATCTCCCACAACCAAATAAAAAAGCGTGGATCCGTAAATATTAGTATTAAATCCGGGCGTTCGGTAGCTAGTGCCAGCCTAATCGTATCCCGATCACCGAATCCATCAATTGGTTTAATAATAAAATCATCATTGACCACAACGGTTTCGTAATTATCATGTTTAATTGCAGCGCCGAATTGTCTTACGGTCCATTTTCCTGTCTTTATAAGACCCTCTGCAAGATATCTACTCTGACAACCGACACCAGACGTACATAGCGCGTGGTCTGACAATAACAATATTTTCTTCTTCATTTATACACCATTAAAATCTAGATTAATCATAAATGCCATAATTCATCAGTTAAATAAATAGAAAATTTATTCAACCACAGCTCGTCCTTTCATTTTTTCCCAATCCCTATTCTCTCTTACCTCGTCATTCTTTTCTCTTACTGCTGAAAGTACTCTTGGAACAACGTCCATAGATTTCATATGAAAAATGAGTGCGGATATATCTTTCGGAAAACAGTGGCCACCAAACCCATAATGCCCATCGGGACCGGGAACGGAAAAGTGTGATTTTCCTAAACGGTTGTCATATAAGGCATACTCTGTGACCTTATCATAATCTATCCCTAGCGCTTCACACATTTGATACATTTCATTTGAAAATGACACCTTCGTTGACAAGAAACAGTTAATAAAATATTTCACCATTTCAGCGTGTGTTGAACTAGTTTTTACAATAGGAATCGTAGGAAATGCCTTTCGAAACATTGTTTTCACGCGTGAGGATGATGGTCGCTCACCACCTATTATAATTCTTGACTGATTTTTAAAGTCATCAAATGAATTTGCCTCAGTCAAAAACTCTGGACTGAATACAACACTGACACAATCCGATGTTGCCTGATTTAATCTTTCAGTCGTGCCAGGAGGTATTGTTGATTTAAGTATTAATATCTTGTTGCTTAATTTATTAGACAAACAAAACGTATCGATACTATTGACAGTGTTCTCTACTAACGTGGTTACACACTCACCGGTTTTTGCCATGGGTGTGGGTAAACACACAAATATCATGTTTGCTTTTGTGACGAGCTCATTTAAAGATTCACATGTAGAAAGTTCTTTGCGAATATCATATGTCTCTATAGTATAAAAGGAGCTTAGCCCCTCACGAATTGCTGAGCCTACAAATCCCTGGCCCACAATGCCCACAATGTCATTTTTCATTTTTTCTCCTTATGTACAATGTTCTGTATTATAGAATTGACAAAATGTACATGATTCCCTGTTCTTTATAAAGAAACCCCTCCTAACGGAAGAAATCATGTTATTTACTATTTTTCGTGCCTTTTCGATGGCTTTTGGTCCGGAAGATATTTTAAATAGATCACACATCTTTCCTGGTTTACCACCTCTCTTAAGAAGCACAAATCCGCAGCCAACGTCTTTTAGCGGGATATCATTTTTTGTTGCCCAGAAATATTTGTAAAGTATAATCTGTGCATGGGTCAAAAAATCTTGCTTCTTTCTTCTATCCCACCCGTAAGACTTTGCTGTTTTCCAGTCAAGGATCCAGTATTTATATGTCCCGTTCTTTCTTGGGACCTTAATAATGACGTCTATAAATCCCTTAAAGAGCATTTCTTTTTCCGGAATTTTTTCGTATAGCTCTTCCTCTGCCTGTACAGGTTCCCAGCCGGGAAACTCTTTATCTAAAAAAGCCGGAACGTCGTTCCACATGTTAGAGGCCCATGTGCACCACTCTTCAACGGGATGATACTTGTACCAGCCAGGTTGTTTTTTGACCCATTCAGGATCATCAAACCCGTTCTTTGTCCATGCATCTCGAATATTCTGAAGGAGTTTTTCACGGGGTACCTTACCGGTATTTATATAACTTTCACACCCTTCATGAATATTAATACCAAAATCTAGATAAGGAGATGGCTCACTAAGATCTATTTTATCTATGTGTTGTAGTTTATGTCTATAAGGGCACTCTTTCCAATTCCTTACTTCAGAATATGATACGTGCCTCTTTCCTGTTGGGAATTCTTTCATCTATAAAGTATAAACAAAATACCGCGAGAGTTCAACTAAGTTTTATATCAATTATCTTAGCTGGTCAATATTTTCAACAACCTTTTTGATTGCTGCCACAATATTTTTCATATGTTCCATATCATAAGGTGCACGAATGTCTAGCGTGGCTATCAGTTCCTCGCTATATAAGCGCTCAACTACCGGGCAGCCAGGATTTTCATAATCAATATGTGATGCATAGTCTCTAATCACCCAATGCTTATTAGAACGATAGATATCTTGTTTATAGAGGGGGGGAACATAACCACACGCAAAATTTACACCTTCAGCATTTAGAGCCTCTACAAATTTTTCCCTACTTACACCTGAGTCAAGCTTTTTATATCTCATAGGGAAATTATACCATGAAGGTGTATGATCATATTCGGGAATCATCAATTCAATATGTTTAGTGTCCTTTAAGTTTTGCATTAAATATTGGCCCATCTGATTTTTTAATTCTAGTACACACCCTAACTTATTCCACTGTGCAGTTGCAAATGCTGCGCTGATCTCTGTCATTCTAAAGTTATAGCCTATTATGCCTGAATTTCCATATACATCAAAGCAATAATCGTACGCGGGTGAACCGGTAGCCACCTTTGCAGTAGAAGCCACCTCACCGTGATTTCTGACATATCTCATACCATTATTAATTCTTTCATCATTGGTTATTGCGATACCACCCTCACCGGATGTTATATGCTTTGACTCTGTCAAACTAAAACCACCGACATGCCCAATCGTACCACATAAACTACCTTTATAGAAAGACATGGGAGATTGTGCACAGTCTTCAAAGACAAATAAATCATGTGCCGATGCAATACTCATGATCTCGTCCATATCCGCAGGTATACCAAAAAGATGCACAACAAATATCGCCCTTGTTTTATCAGTTATTTTTCTTCTGATGTCTTCTGGATCAATACACCCGCTATCTTCACACACGTCAGCAAAAACAGGTATCGCACCACATGAAATAATCGACGTTGCACAAGATGTCATTGTGTAAGGTGTGATAATCACTTCATCACCGGCCTCTAGCCCTAAGGCTAGCATAGCAGCGACAATCCCGTTTGACCATGTATCAAATGCAACGGCATGCTCAGCCTGTGTAGAACTTGATACAACCTCTTCAAAATTAATGACCGCCGGGCCGCCCTCATAATTTCCTGCACGGAAACCGGAGAATTTGTTTCTATTAAAACACTCTAAGATTTCTAATATTTCTTGTTTGTCAACATTTGGCCATTGATGATCCACTTTGCTCTCAATTACCGGTTTACCACCATTTATAGCTAACTTCATTATTTTTTCCACTCCTCGGGGACTTTGCCGTCTTTTGTCATTGATGTAATTCTACATTGAAACTTTCTATTTTTATAATTCTTATTTTTTATTGGAAGGCTTACTTTTTTCCCGGTTTCATGGGACATATAAATCCCTACCGCTACTTCCAAAGATTTCACTGCATCTTCACCTGAGCACATTAATTCTTCATTGTCATTTATTGTTGCCAATATATTTTCTATGGCTTTTGCCATGGGTGAAATGCCTTGAGAGCCCCTTATAGTTTCATTTATATATTTGTCGCCATGCAACCTGTAACCCTCTAGAAGAACCTTTTTTGTCATAGCAAATATTGTTGCTTTATCACCCCTGGCATTTATACCGAGTTGAGGGTTCTCCTTCCAGGCACAATCAACATATGCCGACATGTTATTTTCAAACTCTAGATATGCCGTACATCCCGGATCATTTGAACCATCATCTATAACGGACCCATTGACCGCAGTAGGTGTTGTACCCGAATACATTATCGAAAGATCTATTAGGTGAGTTCCACAGTTCATTAATCCCACATGAGACTGGCAGTCTAACACGTATGGTATACCAATTGCGCCAGACTTTATCCTATCTGTAATGTCTATATGCAAATCATCCCATCTTCTCCAATAGTTAACCGCTAGCTTCACGCCTTTTTTCTTGCACTCTTTGATCATTTTATATGATGTTGATAATGAATTAGAGATAGGCTTTTCACACCATATAGCTTTTAGTGAAGAACAGTGCTTTAATGCCAGCATAACAAGATCATAATGAGAATCAACCGGTGTGCATATACTCAAAATATGGATATCTTCTTTTTCAAACATCTCTTTAGGGTCATTGTATACACCTTCAACCTCCCACCGATCACAAAACTCAGCCAGGGCTGATTGTGAAGGGTCACATGCGGCAATTAGACTTACAGACTCATTAAAAGAATAGGCTCCGGCATGTGTACATGGTTTCTGTGTTGCTAACAGATCCTCAAACTTACCCGCTATTCTACCACATCCCACTATTGCTGAATTGTACATCATGCATTCCTTGTATCATCATTAACATACGTTGCGCCTAGGCCTGCATTAATTTCCATCATACCCGGGGTCTTTAATAATAAATCACATATGTCTTGTAGGGTACATGAATATCCCAACTTATCAAAAACCTCATTAATAAACACTAGGTCTTCTTTATAATCAAGAGTTAACCTGGTACCGTCAGGCACGTTATAGGGAGGCGCTGGAAACTTAAGAATCTTATAGCGATCAGGGTTTCGATATATATAAAGTGAAACATTCTCTAGATCATCCGGATCGCTGGTTCGTCCTGAAACATCACGAAGAGTCTGTGTAGAAAATACTTGGACATCACTACCTCGTGGATATGCGTTTGTTATTGTTGTGTTTGCAACATAGTCTACATCTTCGCTTAGATAAAGTTGCACATGTTGATCAACAAGAACGGGATCAATCATAGGACAATCACCCGTAAGCTCAACAATGATATCAGCGTTATTATGCTCAGCAGCTTCCAAGACTCTCATAAGTACATTACTTTCGCTACCCCTATAAAAGCTTATGGATTCTGACTCTAGATATCGACATAATTCATCATCATTTTTGTTGGTTGTGGTTGCGATAATAACATCATCAATTAGCTTACTAGACATCACACGATCAACCATTATCTTAATCATGGGGTAATCACCATGTTTCATCATAACCTTTCCAGGAAGCCTAGAGGATGACATCCTGGCCTCTATAGTAGC